ATGACGAATGACTTCACCGCAGAAGCGGAACAGCTAACAGGGGTATGCCGCAACATCTTCGGTGACGAATCTAGGTGGATAACTGCTGACGGCTATCCACATAGCCTGGCTCTCTCCATCATCGATTCGATCTACTCGACTGGTTCGAACTATCAGCCCGTGATCAACGTGGTGAACGAGTACCGCGCATATCGACGTGCTCAAGGCGGCGACGCTGACCGTGATGGCACCGTGGAGCTGCTGGCCACCTTCAAAGAGGCCGGAGGCAGCGGGGGATGGGCTGAGCTAGTCAATAACCGCAAGCCCGCCCACACCAAGGCGAATGCTCCCCTGAAGGCAGAGGTTATTCGTCAAGCCGCTGAAGTACTGCAGAATGAGCTCGGTTATACGACTCGAGAAGACCTTCACGACGCCTACGCAAAGGACGAAGAGCTGACGGCTTTGAAGGAAGCTTGGCTTCATCTGCCGAGTCAGAGATCCGGCGTCACTTTTAACTACCTGCTGATCCTGGCCGGCTTCCAGTCCGTTAAGCCCGACCGCATGGTGATCCGTTTCATTGAAGAGCACGCTGAACTCGGTGGGCGGCGCCTGACTCCCACCGAGGCGGCAGAGCTGATCAAGAAGGTAGCCGAGCTTTATCCGACCCAACCGCGGCGGCTTGACCACGTGATCTGGCGGCACGTATCGGGACGAGAGGTCTTCCGGGAAGAAGAAGTGACTTCTATCGTGGGTGAGCCTGCCAAGTGACAGAGGATGAATGGGCAGACCTTGCTCGGCAGCTCGTTGAGGCAGTGAAGGACGACGCGCCTAGCGCCACTGACTGGATCTCAGCAGTCTCGACGGCTGCGACCCTGTTGATCGCGATCGTTGCCGCCACGATTGCCCTCTTTCAGTTGAAACAGGCGAAGAAGCTAGAGCTCGATAAGTCCCAGCCGTACGTTGTCATGACCATGGAAGAGAGCATCGGTCCTGAGTTCATTGACCTAGTCATCAAAAACTACGGGCAAACGGCGGCCTATGACGTGAGAGTGGAACTCAGCCCGTCACCGACGAGGGTTCAAGAAGGTGCGGAAGTCGTACACCTCCCGGAGGTGATTCCGGTCATGGCTCCTGGTCAAGAGTGGCGCGTCCACTGGGACTCTGCTAGTGACAGGTACGGTTCTAACCTACCTGACAGGCACGAAGGAACTATCACCTACTTGGGCGAGAAGGATGTTTACAAAGAACAATTCTCTTCCAAAGCAATTCTGGATTGGTCCATCTACAAGTCTCGAATCAGGATGGTCAAATATGGGATTCATGATCTCACCAAAGAAGCCATTGCAATCCGCAAGACCCATCAGAAATGGACAGAAGGCCCGCGCGGTGGCTTGAGCGTCATTGCGCGGAACGGGGACGGGAGAGTCCAGAGCAAAGTAGAAGAGTGATTAGAAATTCTTTAGAAGGCGTCGGAGTTCCGGCACCTTCTTCACGTCGACTTTAAGTTTGACTCCACTGGCTTTGGTGGACTTCTTTAGATAGCTTAGTAGATCAAACTCTTTCATTCCCTTCTATTATATCAATTATCTTATTGACAATAAATAGCCTTGCCTCATAATCAAGCGGCAGTAGTGATCGCACCCAGTGATTGCTAGCACCTGCACCTTGAAGGAGGTGAACAAGATGGGCTACAAGTCGATTCGTACCTCTGATATCAGCGGCGAGATCTTGGCCGATGACAAAGTGATCACTGTCGTCGTCCGTAGTGCTGGAAAGCTGTTCGATGCTTCGTCTGAAGAACTGGCAGGACTCAAGCGCGTGACGAACGTCGTCGAGCTTGAGCTGCGCCAGCCTGATGGCACCAGCGAAGAGATCATCGTCAGCAAGGCTGACTTTGACAAGGTCGTTACTGCGGAAGTTCTGGCCAACGCAGACAACATCCGGGGACGCAGAAATGGTTTCAAACCGTCCACCGACTAACCACCCATACGCCCCGTCCAACTGCTTGATGCTTATCGCAGTTGGACGGGGTCTTTTAATTTGAAGCCGGTCTAGGAGGTTGTGGGCCTCAAAGAGAAAAGCCCCACTCCACGAGGAGTGAGGCTAATCCCACGATCTAGGCAGGGACGACTCGGACGTTGGCAACGAGGGCATTCCGTTCCGCGTGTAGCAGGACAGACGTGTAGGCCTGTTCCCAGTCATCAAAGACACGCTCGTGCTCTCGCCATTGCATGTCTTCAATGCGCTGCGCATGAACCTTGAAACGGTCTGTCTCAAGGAACAGCCGAACGTACCACTGGGGAACGTCCAGAAAGTCGCCCTGCTCTGTGAGTGGCCCGATGAGGACGACATCCCCCTGAGCCACTTGCTTGCCTCGCTTAGCTGCTGCGTGCAGCCAAAGTGTCAGCGTGGCTCTACGGTTAGTCACCAGCTCAAGGTAAGAAGCGCTCTCAGCGGCCAGGAGTGACGCGTCGGGACGGTTGATCACAAAGCGCTCTACTGAGCCGCCTAGCGTGCCTTCCAGCCCCTTCATGTCGGCAAAGTCCTTGACCTCAAGAGGCTTCTCGATGTCACCAGGAATCAAGATCCCTTTAGGCAACTTCATCACCCGCCGGAACGACTCGCGTCCGCTGAACTGCAGTCCAAGACTGAGCCTTCAGCAGCGCGTAATTGGCTGCTTCAAAGTAGTCCTCGAAGCGCCGCAGGTTGCCGTTGAACTTCTTGGCGTCGTCAAACGTCTGGAACTCGGCCTTGTAAGACTTCGTTTCAAACAGGAGTTCGACAACCTCCTTAGGCGCGTCCGTGGTGTTGCCCTGGCTGTCGGGGTAGCCGACGATCAAGGCGTCACCGCAGATGGCGTCACGGCCTCTGACGCTTGGGAACAGGAGCCAGAAGAGCAGGGTAGCTCGACGGTTGATCTCCAAGTTCATCAGCTTGCCTTCTTCGTTGACGACCAGTGAGGCATTGAGCGGAGTGAGATCGACGATCTCGATGTAGCCTCCAACTGCTGCCTGCATACCGGCCAAGTCTTCGATGGTCACTTTGTAAAGCGGTCGATCCTCATCCTGGGGAATCTGGATGGCGTGAAACACGCTAATCACTTCCTTCAATCGTGGAATGTACTTGAAGCCGATTAGCTCCAAGAGTCAGCCCACGATTGGGCTACTTCTTTTCCTTCTTAGGCTTGTATCCGGCGCTGAACTGGCAGCCCTTGGCTAGACACTTGAGCTGGCCGTCGCTGATGATGTGGCCGTTGCGGCAGGTCTTGTATGAGCCGCTGGCTGCTGCCTTAGTTGCCAAGTGATCGATCTCGTTACTGAGAGGTTTGGGAATGGTTATTGGAGCGGAGAGGCGCTTCACTTCTTCCCTGGTCTGCTGTGTCTCGGCGATAAGGTCAACAAGGTCAGTGAAGCGAACCGTGGCCAGGAGTTCATCGTCGGCCTGGAAGACCACCGTAGGGATGCGGCTGAAGCTTGCGCCAGCCAATGCCTGACGAAACCACTCTTTGATCTTGATCGTCTTGTGGTTCTTGCACTCGATGTCCAGGGGAGTGTCTTGGAAGTAATCGGTGAGGTCCATCTTCTGGTGTGAGCTAGCGCCACTGCGCTTATCCCTAGAAACTCGCGCGCCCAGCTTCTTCTTGAGTATCTTGGCTACTTCGTTCTCGAGTGAGACGCCCTTTTCGGAGGAGACGCTCATGACCCTGCCTCCAGCAGGACATCACCCGTGTCGTGTAGCCATCTGCCTATCGACGTAGCGTCGACCCACGGGCTGGTTGGGTCAGGTCGGTACTTCAGTGCCTGCATAATCGCTGTGTGATCAGCCAGGGCTTTCAGAACAAGGCCCACTTGATAGTCAGTAGGTACGGTTGTCTCGTACTCCTTCGCGCGGAGTTCTAAGTTATTCATTAGCCTTTTAGCCGCATCAATAGGTACATTGTGCTCGTTGGTGGTCATATATCACCTCCTTCTTCTATTGGTTTATTTGGTCGTGCTCTACCCAGTCTCACCGGCAATCGGACACTACTCGGATTGTAGGTGAGACAAGGTGCACCAGGGCTTCGTATACGAGAGAGTGGCCCTGATGCTGTCGTTCGTGTAACAAGGAAAGTTTCCCTGATAGATAGAATTGAGAAATGTGCGAGGCGGACGAAGCGATTCGTCTACCCATCCAAACCCGCAAGTGCTTGTGATCTTGGATGGAGCACCGGTGCTGCTGGGAAAACCAAACCAGCGCGGTCTATGTCCACGAGATAACTTTGGAGAGTATCTATGGAATGTGGACGGCGAGCACCGTATGTTATTTGCTCTGTTTCTTCTTGCTGGTCCGTTTCAGGGTTGGCAAGAGGTCTTCTGAATCTAACTTTTCGAAGTACAGGTGTAGGTCGCTTAATTTACTAATAGCATCCTCCTGGCGCTCATTTTGATTGAGCGCCCTATTTTAGTCAATGGTTTTCTTCTCTGCGGATCTCATCATTCACTTGTATGAGTTGAGCTATCAGCTCGTTGTATTCCTTGGTTGATGAGCACACCCGGACTGCGGCCTCTCCGATGCGTCGAGCGAGATCCTGGCGCTTCCAGAGAATCTCTTGGAGCTCAGGACGCTGTGCCGGGATGTCGACGTATTCATGCAGCATCTGCTTGTTCGTCCACTTGCACTGCAGGTCTGCCGGCCTTGATGATCTTGTCGGCCGTGGCCAGGACACCGCGGATACTCTTCTCGTCTGGCTGTTCGCCTTGTAGCCACTGCTGGATGTAGTGCCGGCTCTCCTCAGCGTCGAACTGATCCGTCGCGCCTAGCTCGTTCATGATGAGGTAGGCGGAGCCTTCAGCTTCAAACTCATACAGGCCACGGTGGACTTGATACTCTGGTAGCCGTTCTTCCGTCGTATGTCCGTGGACGATATGACTGAGTTCATGCTGCATCGTCTTAAATGGGTAAGCCGCTACCGGATTGATGGCGAAGTCTCGACCTTTTGAATACCCCTGGGCGTTGCCGTTCAGGCTCTCGTAGTCGACTTCGCGAATCGCCAATGCACCTAGCGCACACTCCTTACTCCAAGTCAGCGGCTCATACTCTGGTAGGTCATCGCCCTCAGTGTCCGAGACTCCGAACATGCAGTTGACCAGCTTGAAGCCAGATAGTCGCTTCTCTTCGTCGCCGTTGTCTTTCTCCTGCTTGCGGAACATCGGAACGTAGATGGCTTTGGCCTTGCTGCCCTTTTTGACTTGGCGGTTCAGGGCCAGCCACCCCTTGTACGTTTCCTGTGGTTCGATGATCTGGCTTTGCATCATCATGAGCGCCTGATTGCCGAGACTCAGTGTCCGGAACTTGGAGTACGTCTCCCCAGCTCGTCCCGGCAGCTTGAGTGCAGTCTCTAGTAGTTCAGACGGTGATGGGGGAGTAAGTTTCTCGCTCATGCCGTTGCCTCTAGCCGGCCAGCTTCGATGATCGTTGCAGTTGCCTCGAATATCCGCTGCTTCAGACCATCGCTTGGTTGCCTGCCTGCCAGCCTGTGTCTCATCAGGCGCCGGGTGCGAGGGACATCCATTTGGCCTTCGACACCTTGGTCATGCATGAAGATGTAGGCGACGCCGTCAGCCGCGAACTCCCGTATCGGCAGTGGCTCGGTGAACTCTTCGTCAACGCGAACGAGCGTGTGCCCTAAGCAGATATGCCCAAGTTCGTGTAAGAGCGTATGTAAGGGTCGTGGAGCCTTCGGACTGATCCCAAACTCTAAGCCGCCACTGATGCCATAGTCTCGCTGTGGATCTCCAAAGAACGGGACTTCACGTATGGCTAGCGCAGCCAGGGCGCGTTGCTTGCTCCAACCCTCAGGCTCGACGAGTGGTCGATGTCGATTCAATCGGGGGAAAAGTCGGCTCTTGACGGTTGAGCCGAATGCTTCTTCTAGCAGGCAGTCCCAGTGGGGGTTGAACCGCTCACTCATCACCGGTTCTCGTAAGGATGCCCTGCTTGAAGAGTTCGATGGCTAGCTTTGCAGCGGCGTCTTCTGGACTATCGGCTTCCGTGTTCTTCGCCAGGTTGCCCTTGTTGAGCCACCCACTCGCGGGACTCCAGTAGTCAGCGATCCAGTTGTCATGAAAGTAGTTTCCGTTCATGACCGTCAGATGAAAGACGTGTCTTGACCTTTGGGGCTCATAGGTACGCGGCAACTCTCGCAGCAGACATCCAAGGTCGTAAGCAGGCGCTATCCACTTCTGGTGCTCGGAGTCACAGATGTGGTTGTGGACGACTTGCTCGGCTGGGTTAGGAAATGCAGGGTTCCATGTTGGAATCTCTATCCAGTCGAAGCTGTAGCCGTCCCACCCGCTCAGCTCATGCAGCTCCTTGCATAGTTCTAGGGAAGCTACATTCACAGTTCCACCCCCTCTACCTGACGCATCTCCATTTCGCCAAGGAGGTAGTTCAGGATGCTTTTCACGTCCTGAAGTTGAGGCTCTGTTAGGTCTTCGCGCTGCTCAAGTTCGAGGTAGTACTCAGTCTTGGCGATCAGATCGACGGGTCCGAGATCCTGGTAGTCATCCAGCCGGCGGGCTTCGAGTCGCAGTTCTAGTGAGAGCGATTTAGTTGGTTCTTGTTCACGGTTATGTAGATGGATTAGTTCACCCATATCACCTCCTCAGGTTGATTAGTTTGTTGCGCCTCTTGCTCTAGCTGCTGCCGAAAGCTTGGGCTGATCTTGTATTCGATGCGGCTCAGTAGCGCTTGGATGATGAAGTCCACCGTCTGCCGCTGCTCGTCTATGAGTTGCCATTGGTCGAGCTCATGGAACTTGTCATAGCGCTGGACCAGCTGTATCTCGTCTAGCTCGTAATAGCTATCCGTGGACGCTGCTTCGCGTTTGATGGCAGCTTCACGGTCTCTGGAGTGCCTGAACTCATCGCGGATGGATACGAAGCGCTCGCTCATGCGGCCGTCTCCTGGTCATCTTCATGACCGAGGTACGTGTAGGCGAACACACCTTCCTTCACGCGCTCGGTGAGGATCTGATGGCCTTCTTGGCGTAGTTCCGCGATTCTGGCGCTGTAGCGGTAGGCCAACCGATTCAGTTCGTGGCTCGATACCCGACGCTTGGACTGGAGTAGTTTCAAGATTCGGGCGGTTTGGGAGAGTTTTTCACTCATATCACCTCCTTCAAGGTATTGGGTTTAAATCTGATCCGGTCTATGCAACCTTCGACTTCGGGTGGATACTTCATTCACCGCACCTATCGGGAGGTTTGATTCATGCAGCAGAGTCTCATCCCAGTTACATTCTCTTTATGGCTCCTGATTCCTGGACTGGTCCTCTTTATCGTCAGCTTCTTCTTACCCAAGGGGTTCGGGACAGAAGAGGATATTCCGTGGTTTAAGGAGATGTGGACGCTCATCAGGGATTGCGTCAAAATCATCCTCGATGAGAGCGAGCCGCCCCGGAAAAAGGTTCGTGCGGGCGGATTGCTCCTCATCATGCTAGGCATCGTCGTGTTTCTTCTGAGTATCGTCCTGGGGCTATTTGGCGACAGTGGCGGGGACCCCAAGCCCACGCCCTCCCCAACGTCAACCGCGACGCCTAGCCCCTAAGACAGAATCCAGTGTTCGTTCACGATGGTGCCTATTAAGGCCTCCAGTTGTGGTTACTTGAGTGGGATGTTGAATACCGTCCCGCCACCGAGGTACTGAGGGAGATTGCCATCCCATTTATCAATGGCCAATTTCTGTAGGTACTCGGCGCTCAAAGTCTCTGACTGCGCCTTCTGAGCCTGGGAGTCTATGCTGGCGCGTTCCAGGTTGAACTGAGCACGCTGGGCTTCCTGCTCCGCCACCTGCTTCTGCTCGATGGCCTGCGTGAACGCTTCCGAGAACTTGAAGTTAGTGATGCTCACATCGTTGATGGAGATCCCGTACTTGTTCAGCCGGTCACGAAGCTGCTTGGTCACGTCGGACTTGAGCTCGGCGCGGTTGGTTATGAGCTCGCCGGCATTGAACTTCGCTGCAGCGCTCTTGAACACCTCGTTGATCGCTGGGGTGATGAGCTTGTCTTTGAAGTCGACGCCGATCGTCTTGTGGATAGTGCTGACCTCACCGCGTTTCACTTCGTAGTTCACGACGACCGTGCCATTGACGTCCTGCAAGTCCTTAGTTGCGGCCGTGCTCGGCACTTCCTCCTTCTGGATCTTCACGTCGTAGACAGAAACCTCGTCCACGCCCCACGGCGCAATCCAGGCGAACCCTTCGCTGAGCTCGCGACCGGTGGTCTGGCCGAACCGCGTCACGACGCCGATCTTTCCCGTCTCAACAGTCTGCATGGCGCCGAAGAAGGTGATTAGACCGACTAGGGCGACTACTCCAGCAAGGCTTCCCGCAATTATGTTTCGAGTCTTCTTTCGTTGTGAGTCCATTCGCTCCTGGTACATTATTTCTTTCTCCGTTTAGTTTGATGTCTTAGGTCTGAGTCGAGATGGGTGATGATGACGGCGGCCGCCACGATGATCACGATCAGTCCGAGTATTACTGCTGCTATTGCCATAGGCCTCCTTATTAGTCCTATTACTTGTTGATGGTCCGCAGACCAAGCTCAGCATCGCGTGTAAGAATCAGACACTTAGTGCGCTTGGCGCATGTAAGTTATTTGAACGATGCTGAGCTTGAACGACGATTCTGTGGAAAAGTACCCGAACTTATGGCACTTTGGCCAAGTTTGCGCATCACCGGCACCTTGTGGCCTTATAAGCTTCTTACGCAATGATCCGATACTGTCGTCAATAGCAAAATGGCCATTTTGGGCTGTTTGCAATGTCGCCGATTCGATGGCCTAACTATGCGACGTTAGCTAGCAGGGGTGGAGTCTAAAAGTTCGGTACATACAACATGCATTTTATAACCTGTCAATATCCGAACTTATGATCATGTGTGCTAATAATAAGAGCACATATGCGACATAGAACTTTCGACGGCGAAGAAGTGCTTGCCTACGCCCAGGCCGGCTACTCCGCTCCACGCATCATTGAGACACTTGGTCTTAGCGTGGGGGAGCGAGCCATCCAGAAGTACGTCGCGGCCAACCTGGGGCACCGTCCAACGATCAAATCAATTGAACGGTACGACCCAGTTCGCAGCCGTGTCGTTGCCTATATGGTTTCTCAGGGTCTCGATGAGTACTACTGCTCAAGTTGCCATCGACGTTCCAGCTATAAAGGTGCAATTAGGGAGCTGAGTAGGGATGAGTCGCTCGACGTCCTCGTCTTTGTGTGTCGCCGTTGTACTACGGTTGCTGATCGCTAGTCCTGCGCTTGAAGTGTCTTTGGCTTCCGTCGGCTAATCCGCCCACCGACAGCACCGTAGACTCTCGCGCGTTCACGTCCCTCTTCACCATCCCCGAAGCCACCAGTCCGCCCCCGTTGGCCGCCGATTTTTCCGATGCGCTTATAGTGGTCAGGATCGCGGGCAAGGTTACTGTCCCTTGCTTTGATCCCCCCGGCCTTCGTGCCGCTCACCTCTCACCACCAATACTCTCGTTTGCTATCTTCATGAATGTTTCTCCTTCTTCATGTGTCTTAAAGTAGCGCGACCGCTTTTTTTCATTTTGATCCGTCCAGTTCACCCTGTAGGGACGTCTACCCGCCTTGCTCTTGCTAGTGTCGAAGCTCAGTCCAGCCTTTGCGGTGGAGGTACGAGTTCTACGTCGGGGGCGTAGGCTCTCAGCTGGTTCACCCTGCTTGAATCTTTCTAATGCCTCAACGGCTTCCTCTAGCGTGTCAAAACCGCCGATCCAGTGCTTGACACCTCCTTGGCGCACTGCAACTCGGTATAGTCCGAATTGCTTCGATATTCCAGTGGGTAAATGCCAAAGCTTGCGGCGGGAAGTCGGGTAAGGTACTCCGCTGCAAGCCAACTTGTACGCATTCTTGGCTTCCTGCTCAGTTAGGTAGCGCCCGTAGAAGGCGCCTTTGTACCTGACCATCCACTTATTCTTGGATGCGTCCCAGGTGTAGCCCTTCTCACCCTTGTAGTTCGCCATGTTCTCCTTCTGCGTTACAACTCGAAGGTTACTGGCGCGGTTATCCAGTCGATCATGGTTCTTGTGGTCTGTGAACAGACCCTCCGGAGTGTTGGCAACCAGGCGGTGCAAACGTAAATTGCCTTCCTTGGTTCTACGCATCGCGTAGCCGGTATCGCTGAGATACCAACTAAGGTGGCCGTACTCTCTGAATGTATCTTCATCTACTAAAGTTTTATATCCTTTTCCTCGTTTTCCTGATAGCTGAATGAATGGCATGCACTAAATATGACCGAAAACATGTTCCGCGCATACAGTGAAATCTACAACGGAATACCGAGTGCTTTACTTACCCCTCCGGAATACAGCAAGGATGCTGCGACTACGCTGTGCTTGCTTGATACTTCGATCTAGATCCGCCTTTTGGTAGTCAGCAATGATTCCGGACTGAACTTTCATGTGCCGCTCAAGACGATCTGCTCGGTCTTTGTGGGAGTCTCGTTCACCCTTCACTGTTTCTAGCTGCGTCTGCATCTCTAGGAAGGCTTTGGCTTGTTCCTTGGTGAGGTTACTGTCGAGAAGTCCATCGCCCTTACGGCGATCCCTGAGCACCTTGTTGCTGGCTTGGTAGGCAGGCCATGACTTAGCGCTTCTAACCCGGCGAACGATTGATTCGCCGCGGCTGTGCTTGTCCTGAACCTGCTTAGTTGAAACTCCACTTTTGAGAGTTGCCTTGATAGCCAGGAACTCCTCACGAGTAACTTTGTTGCGTGACATCTATTTGGTATTCCTTGGTGGTAACTCCACCGTTACGTTGTTTCCGTGCATCTCCTTGTACTTGGCGAGCTCTAGGAGCTCGTAGGGGATGCTGACATTGTGCTTATTGATTAGTTGCCGCTCGTCTTGAGAGAGCGACACAGCGTGGCAGAAATCTTCGACGGCCTCACTGACGCCAACGGGTAGCTGGCTTGCAAGAGCGCGAAGTTCTTTGGGGGACATCAGACTCACGCGGTCAACGACTATGTCGATGGCGTGGTCTCTTGTATCTGGGCGAATCATGCTGTGTCCTCAGGAGGAGTGACTTCAACGGTCGACGCACCTGCCTTAGCTGGCTCTTGTTTCATCCAGTCTTCTGGGATCTGTTCTTCACCTGACTCAATGCGATCTAATGCTTCATTGATCAAGCGGAGTTCCGGCTCTTTACAGTTACCCAGGAGCGGCTTCTTGGTAGTAGCCAAAATGAAGCTGCTGATGGTCTTGTTATCTACGAAGCCAAAGTTCTTCAGACGACTCTCTACGGCCTTGTAGGAGCCACGAGAATCATCCGTTGGTACAGTCACGATATCGATGTTGGTTGCCGCTTCACTCGATGCCCGCTGCCCCCGCATGCTGATTACCGTCTCAAGCTTGGTTATAGCCAGGTTCGCGTGATCAAAGCTACGGATAGTCCGAAGCCGGCGCTGCACATCTTCTTCCGGATATTTGAGATCGAGGCACATGGCTTTGATCTGTTCGATCTGTTCAGGTGACGGTGGCTGCTGATGATTGCTCGCTTTGTTGCCGTCGTCATCTTCATCCTTGGCGGAGAGGCCAAGTATGGCCATAACTGTTTGTCGTCGGGTGTAGGTGATCGCTGATCCAAGTCCTTGCGGGTCTTGTTTGACCAGGAGCAGCGCTATATCTGCCTGGAGAGATGGGCCGTCCTCGTGGAGCAATACCGTATGGAGGTAGTGTTTGCCGTCTATAGTGACCGGCCACTGCATGAGCCCAAGCTTCACCTCTGTAAGGAGTGGCAGCGCTGCGTCCATCACCTCATCGAGGGGTGCATAGGTGTTCTTGAAGTGGTCGTTCTTGGCTGACTTGTCTAGTGCTCGAACGGTTGATTGCAGCTTGATAATAGCGGCGGCAATTTCCTTCGGAACTTCGGCAAACAACTGAACGGCGGGTGAATCTATACCAGGGTCCATGTGGGCTCCTTGGCAAAGTCCCGTCGCTTGGCAACGTATGACTGGTTGTGTGTTGCCAGGCGGCGCTCACGGATGGCTGCAAGAGCCTTAGCGTGCGGATTCGCCTGCTTTCGTCGATTTAATTGCATCAAGATATTTCTTGCCATATCTGTTAGTCCTTTCTTTCTCTCGGAAGATTTGTCGTAGTTTTGTGTTGTTCTGGAGAGCTATGGTCGCCAGGATGTTGCCCTGGCTAGCTTTCGGTAGACCGCTGTCGATCATCCACTGTTGGTACTCACGTACTGCCGGCGGGAAGGCTGCTGGTACTGAGAGGCTCATCATTGTGTGCTTGATCTTCTTGGTTTGTTTAGGGTATGTGTGATCTTTATCCATATCCCTCCTTTCTAAAAATTGGTAGTTGCCAAGTTGTGAATATGCGCTGTCGAGGTAGTGCCCGTTTGCTAATGTTCATTATGAATGAATGCTCTAAATGTTCAATAGTTTTAGAGTTGTAGAATATGCAACGTCAAGCCCAGCAGGCCATGTGTCGCTGGACGCGTTGCTGATGAGTGGTTGGCGACACAGCCATTCCCTGCCAGGTAAGGGCAAAAGGCGGGCTAGGGCACGAGACTAACCTGTTCTATACTGCGAGCATGCGAATCAATAGCCGTCACGCCGATATTCTCAGCTCATTGGATCGCTTCGGCCAGCTCGATAGCAGCCATATTCAGCAACTCCATTTCCCTGAAGCTAAAAGCAGGACTTCCTTTGCACGAGCCCAGGCTCAACTAGTCAAGGACAAGTTCATTGTGCGCATGGGACGACGCCAGGTACAGGGGGACGGCATGGGCTCGGGGCAAACTGTCTACCAGCTCGGAGCCGTTGGCTGGCAATACCTAGGCAAGCGTGGCAAGTTCCGTCCTAGGTTCACTGCTATATCTGAGCACCGTCTAAGAGTGGCGGATGTGTTCGCGCAACTATGTGAGCGTGAGGACAGGGGAGAGATAAAGGTTCGTGGCTACTACTGCGAACCTGATACTCATATGCGCCTCGCTGGCGTCACAGTCCGCCCTGACTTCTTTGTAGAGCTGGAACTGACAGATAAGAGCGAGCTTGTATGCCTTTGGATAGAGGTAGACCGCGACAATGAAAGTCGCCTGGAGATTGAAAAAAAGCTGCGCGAGTACATAGCGGTATTCGATGGCGTTCGCCCTGGGGAGATTGAGACTGTGCCTAGCGTGCTGTTCCTGGCTGAGACGGATATAGGGCTTCGCAACCTTCAGGGCTACATGCATGGCAAGCTAGGGGCTTATGAGCACATGTTTGAGCTGATGCATATAGAGGGTTTCGCGGACAGGCTTAAGTAGTAAAAACTACATCTTAACCTTGGTGAAAACTATTGAACAATCAATCAAAAAGGAGCATAATATAAACAGTCAATAAGATAAATGGAGAGTATCAACTATGACCCAAAACCAACTAGAAGACAGGATTCTTGAATTAGCGCGGATGGCGCTTGATGAACCATGGGCAGACGTGCAGGGATGTGCAACAGTCCTGGCTAAGGAAATTATTCAAAGCTTCTACAACCCGTCGACCCAGGTAGCCGTCATATGGTCGATCGAGGACGTTCAAGGCCTAGCATCTGAGCTTAGCGATGAGCAAGCTATGGAAGTTCTGGAAGATGCAAAGAATCATCATGACGCCTCAGTTGGTATGAACTGGGATGTTCTCGAATACTACGTTGAACGCTCTGTTATAAACGCTGAAGCAGCTGCGGAACTAATAAGCGGCACGTCTATCCTGCATAACATCACTGACGATACTGCATTGATCGCAGGCGGTGATATCAATAAGCTGGAGGTCGCAGCGTAATGATCTACCGCAACTATGTGATTCGAGCCGAACTTCGCAACATTTCCCAACACGAACTCGACGACGACGGGAATGAGCTAGAGGCCATCAACAACAGTGATGAGTGCAACCTTGAAGGCTATTACTACGTGGATCTGACCAAGGGTATCTTCGGCGATAATCATCCCACCATCGATGGCGTCAAGCGTGAGATCGACAAACTACTCGACACTCCAACACCAGTCTTCACTCCGCTCAATGCGGATAGGACGGAGCGGCTCTCGTTCCCGAAGTCTGAAGTCGTCCTATTGGGCGGTGATCTTGATACGCGTGGATCAGGCAAAAAGGCAATCGTGGCCATCAATGGTACGACCTACGAGGTTTACGGCATCGACTGCGGATTGTCGGGTTGCGTGTGCGATGCCTACATAAAAGAGGTGGCGTGAGGTATCACACACTCGATAGCCGTACAGGCGTGATAGTCGAAGAATCGAACTGGCTGCCATCCATGAGTCAAAGAGGCTCATACACGAGCTCCCAGCGGCCTATGCGGACGTATCATCATCACAGCTTCTGGTTACGAACTTCCGAAGGCCGGCTCGCAGTAGTAGGAATGAGTTGCCTGCTCCTGGGGATGATCCTCGGATAGCACGAATACACAACAAAAAACCCTGGACTTAGCGTCTAGGGTTTTTGCGTGGGATTAGCGTCTACTGCCGAAACGCGTGTACGTGACTTGTAACCAGAGTTCAGTATGAAGAATGACTTGTGTTTTTTCAAGAGCTTTTGACGCTCGGCAAAGGTTGGCTCGAAGTAAGGCACGCCAAGCTCAGGAACGACGTACGTTTTGTTTGTGAGTTTTAGAAGATCCATGCCGATGATTGTGAAGCATAGGACGCGATTTGACCAGGACTTATCCACTGTTTTGCAAGAGTTTTCCACAATGAGAGTGCGTTTAATCACATGTCAAGATTGACTTAAATCACATGCGCTTCATAATGACTAGTAACCGCTTGGCGACCTAATCATTGTCGAACGGGGGTATAAGAAATAAGTAGAGCCTCCTGCTGTGGAGACTCTTGCTTGACAACCTAATCTGCTTTCTATTTTAGCAGTGTTGTTTACTTATGCAAATACTTTTACAATAGAATAGTTCGCAGTCTATGTTATAGGCAGCTTACCCGCCGTAGCTACATCTAGCGCGATAGGTGATAGCAAGTACGTGTGATGGTTCAACTCTAAAGAAGAACCAAAGACCGTAGCGGTGGGCCATCTGCCTATAACACTTGAAGGTAGCTGTGAGGGTCGGCAAAGATGATATGGGTCGCTCCCAAGCCGAGGTTCGCTCTTGATGCCACTTCCGAGAGGCGCAAGACGGGTAGTCCCCGCTGTTCCAAGAACAGCCCCTCTCACATGCTTTCAATCAAAACTGTTGGTGCAGCCCTCACAGGCTTGGTGAACCGTGACTAAATGTTGACTCACCTGACTTACTGAGCGCTGAACTATTGATCTCCCTGTTGGAACAGATCCCAACTGGCAAGCCGTATGAAGATACGTGAGCATTGGCAGGGAGTAGAGAATAGCTTGTAATTGGTTTGTCCTGGTCTCGCCCCTCAAGTAGTAGGGAGTGGGGGAGTAGTGCCTACGGGCGAAAGCTGAGGATGCCGGCTATCAGCATCCACACGGACAGTCCGATTACGACCAACTTTATGAGTGTGTCTAGGATGTCACCCCACGGGCGCGAGATCCTATTCACGAGAGGTGCGATCCACCTCAGGTACTTAGCTACGAATAGCCAGAAGATACCCACGCCGAGTGCAATGAAGACTACGCCTACGAAGATCTGGGCGACTGATGGCACTGCTAGGAGCCCGTTGGCCACGGCTACTAGGTAGCCCATTGCGACGACCAAAGCGCCGGCTAGTGTCCGGCTTGCGACATCACGCCAGAACTTTTCGTCTCGCATCCACTCGCCTAGCCACTGCCAAGGCTTGGACTTCGTCTCTGTCTCGACCGTCTCGCTCATCAGGCAATCGTATTCGAGCTGTAGCTATCTGCCGGCCAGGGTCAGGTTGAGCTGCCGGTAGAAGCCGACACCGTGAGAATCAGGATCACCAAAGCGATGCCCACTAGGCCAAAAGCCATCTGCAGGATGATGAACGCCAAGGTGCCCATAGCCTTCTTCTCCCGAGTATGACGGGAGGTCTGCCAGATATTGACGCCGATGAGCGCTAGGAACGTCACCAGGACGACTGCCGTCCAGATCGTGAATCCTTCGGAAACCTGAACGAACACGTTCTGCATCTCTTCCCATGCTTTGGTGAGCAGAAAGAACACGACAGATGCCAGAACGCCGGCAAGTACATTTCCCCAAAATGTCCTGTTGCCCAGCTGCTTTAGTAGCTCTTCGTTGGTAGGCACCGTCTCTGGCGCTTGATCATCCGCTCCGCCTCCATCCAGCGGATGTGTATCAGCAGTCTTATCCCCAATTTTCTCAGTCATGGATAGATCCTATTGGTGCGTGGCGCTGGTCCATGGTCCAACTCGCACGTTGGCGGGTGTTGACTATTTCACACCAACAAAACTATTGAACAATCAATCAAACTGGCGCATAATCCCAACAGAAAACTAAGCAGGACAAACGCCATGAAGAAACAGACGCTACAACAGTTTGAAGAAGGGATCACACTCGAAGATATTCGCGAAGTTCTGATCGAGGCAGGAGCTAAGTCATGAGCGCTCCAGACAAAGAGCTTCTCGACCTAACTGCCAAGCTCATATTCAACATCTCCTACGATGACTGCGGCGTGAAGCTCAAGACGGTCATCAAGAAACGATCCGAGGCACTGTCTGCCTACATCGACCAATCCCGCTATGAAGCACGTCTAGTTGAGCTCGATCTCCTAGTACAAGCAATCAATACGGGCTGGGACATGAACGAGTTCAAGGAATACCGCCTAGAACAGCTAGAGATTGCGCTTGGCCTGGAGCAGACCCATGCGTAAGCCTCTCCTCATATCAGCAGTAACCGCGGCCATCATTGGCGCAGGAGTAATCACCTACATGAACCAGGAGCAACCGAAACCAGAAGAGAATCAGGCGGTCCAGATCCAGGCACGCGACTCAAGCGCCGTCACTCACGAATCAACCTCGGATAGCCCACAACCCCAAGACACTCAACCAGTAGCAGTAGAACCAGCACCAATAGTTGCTGAACCGGTTCCTACACCTTCGCCAGCTCCCGTGGAGCAAGCTGAGCTGTATGTGTTCGCAGCTGAGATGGCAGCCGCCGGCTTCGCTGAAGCTGACTACCGCTACGTCAATGAGATGGTCCTAGACGCTCAAGGCTGGCGCACCTTCCAACGCGATAAGCCTGTATGGCACCTGGCACGCCGAACCCAGGGCACTCTGACTGAGCAACTCTCTCAAGTGAAGTTGTACGTCCAAGTCAACTACGGCGGTGATTGGGCAGCAGCGCATTCCAAGTACGTGACGGTGGGGAACTTCTAGCTATGGGCATCATGCATCCAGAGTCATCGTCGAGGTCGATGCGATCGCGTACACGAGCACTTGGCAAAACGGCGCAGCAATTTCAAGAGTTCGTCACCGCGGCCAACGCCGGCCTTCGCGTTGAGATGCACGGACAGAACTATGTGGCTATGAGCCGGAACATGTATGACGAGCTGATCAAGAGGGCTGACCCGATCACAGTGACCGTCGATGAGAGCCAGTCTCTCAGTGATGATGTTAGGGATGAAATTGACCGAATCCTTGCCGTGAATCGAAAGGCCAAGTCGTGAGTCGGCCTATCAAGTTCAGGGCCTGGGATAAGCGCTGGCCAAAGAACGACCCTGAGTTTTCCATGGCCTACCAGGGGGATGCAGATATAGAGACCCTTGGCTCGTTTGCCCACCACTACCTATGGGACGACAATGCAATCGACTCCGGTGATCTTGTGATCATGCTTGGCACTGGACTCAACGACAAGAATGGTGTGGAGATTTTCGAAGGGGATGTCCTAAAGTCTCCTTGGACTCGATTTGATGACGATGAGCGACCGTACATAGTCGACTACGAAGACGCATGTTTCTATGCGTCTAACGAGGAAGTTGACGACCACTATCAGCTGGCTGACATCGAGTGGGAAGTCATCGGGAACGTGTATGAGCATGGCCAACTCCTAGAGCAAGCCTCATGAACCACCCCATCAAGTTCGACTACGTCTACAGGAACCGCGACGAAGCGGGCTCCATCCTCCACGAAGTAGTGACCCTAGACGAGATCCAAACAGACGAGTTCGTGTACGACCTGGAGATACTGGCACGCCGGCTCTCTACTGGACGCCAGGACATGCATGGAGCAGACATCTTCGACGGCGACATTCTTGAGTACGTCTCACCCATAGAAGACGAGCTGCCTCGCGACTCCTACGTCGTTGAGTGGCGCGGCCATGGCTTCTACGCTGCCTGGTTGAAGAATGGCAGCCCTCAGTACCAAGGGATGGACGGCCTGATAGGCGCCGATGAGGATATGCAGATTGTCGGAAACGTCATCGAGCATCCTGAGCTGCTGGAGGCCAAGTCATGAGTGCCTTAGCGATCATCCTGGCTATGGCTCTCATAATCAGCAACTGGTTTTGGTACTGGTACCACAAGGGTTGGACAGAGAAAGCCATTGAGATTATCGAGGAGCTTCGAAAGGGTGATAGGTCATGACCGCCCCACAAGAAGACGTAGAGCTACACACGGCGATCGTTCGTATCGTTGACGGTTTCAGATTTGACCAAGAATGGATAACGAGTAGGGCGGCTGACTTTCCCGAGCACAAGGGTGCAGGATGCGGTTGCGGCGTGTGTCAGAAGATGGTCGGGCTAAATCATCGAGTAGCAGACTGCATCATGACCTTCGTGGCAGCTCATGACGAACAGCGGGAGTGGGAGATACGGCTCGATGAGGTTCTAAAGCTAAAGAACGTAGCCGACCACCAGCAACAATTTGTGGGAGTAAGACGCCACCTAAAAAGCAGAAAAATGGAGCTTACAAGTGCAATCGACCGAGCACGCCTAGACACTTTTGCCCAAGCGATTGAAGAGAGTGTGAAGGATTACCCACGAAAATACCCTGATGTTGCCACCCTCACCAACCGCCAACGAGAACAAGATAAGGAGGAAGAATAGATGAGTAAATATCAACCAGACTTTGTCATATGGAGGTCAATGTAATGGATACAGAACTATTTGAACTATGTAAGGAAGTGTATAAGCGGACTGGGTGGGGTGCGGGCACTAATGACCGACCTCAATACTTTTTCCATAACGATGAGGTTGAGCCGACAACAGATGTATTTGAACCGACTAACCCACATGAACCTGAGTGCGAGTTTGCCCCTCTTTACACCTCCGACTACCTACTAGAGAAGCTGAAAGAACTTCATAAGGCGCCCCATCACAATAGTGGGCAGTCAAACTTCGTCTTCACTATAGAGTTCGGATCAACTGGAAACTTTTGGCTAATCAATTGTCATGAGGGGATCGCCGCAAGTAGACCGCTCAAATCTTTTCAGAAGAGCAACCGGACTCTCGTAAACGCCGTCTTGGAACTAGTCATCGCCCTAGACGATACAGGGGAGCTAAAGTAATGTCCGACGCTAATAGCAAAGACGCAGAGCTAGCAAAGTCCTTTGACGATATAGGGATGCCCGTAACCGCACAGCTAGTCCGTGAGTTACAAGGCGAGCTAGTGAACGACAGCTTACGGGATTTCTTATGGAACTCTGGAATGTTCGACAAGTTGAGTCATAGCGACCATATAAAGCTCGACAATTTTATAACGATTTACGGCATACAAGAGCGGATAGATGAGCTAAAGCCCGTGTCGTTCAGAATCAAGGATGCGCTAGCTGTCGAGTCTGGGCCAAGAGCTATCGTACGTACTCACCTTACTGATGAATTTGTTGATAAACGCATAGCCGAACTCACCGCCCTCAAAGATAAGGACACAGGGAGCGCATAGCTCCCTCTTTTGTTAGCATCACCTCATGCTAGCCAGGAGTAACCGTTGACCGAGCAACTCAAAATCGTTGACGCACTCTCACGAGGCCTACACCATGAACAGATAGATCGACTAGTGGCGCTGCACAATGGCTACAGAGCCATGCACGGTATCGGTGCGCTGGCAGTCCACCAGACTTTGATGGCCTCAGCCCAGGCCAAGGTGGATGACGTGGTTGCGACCGGACTATTTGCTCACGGTCACCGCGACGGTAGGCGATCAAGTGGCTATGTTCTAGACCTTGGCTATGACTTCACGGAGTTCGCCGAGAACATGAGCCGCAAGGCTTGGACCATAGACGACGCCTTCAACGGCCTGACTAAGAGTCCTGGTCACCGCGTCAACATCCTCCGGCCAATGGAGCACATTGGTGTCGGCATGTCGCAGCTGGACGGTGAGGCATATGTCGCCGTTCACTACGGCCGTCTGACCGCGCGAAGTAAAGACGTGAACTAAAGATGTCAGCCCCCACAGGTAGGCTTCCGATCAAGAACTGATCCACGCACGTTAGGTGTCTCGAAGTAAATGGTCGATCTAGAAGCTGCAGCAAAATCCCCATCAAAGCTTCGGCAGCTACACCTCTTGGGGGAGATCTACAGGCTGTCCGAAGAGTGGGGCCGCTTGGATGTGCCCACTGCAGGTCTATACAACGAGGGACACGAATGGGGTATCGACGTCTCTGCACTCCGCGGCGATTTCAAGGCCTTGTTAGCCAATGGATGGATCTACACCGAGATACCGTCTGGGCAAATCCCTGACGTCAGGCTGGAGCAAGCGGGGATCGACGTTGCCCTGGAGTACCGGGAGAAGCGAAGCAGCCCTCGCTTGCGAGCCTCAGCGCTGCGAACTGCACTCCTCAACTGGCTCTACGATCAGTACCTGGCGGGGGAAGAACCGAAAGACTTCCTGCCCTTCAAGACCGATCCTGCGGGCAGCTATCTAGGCCTTGCTTACAGCGATGAAGAGATCACTCGTACGGCCAAGTGGTTGAAGGACAAGGGCTACATTCAGGCTTGGACTCCAATAACCGGGAAGGTCATGTCACCCAGGATCACGGCCAGTGGCATCCATATCGTCGAACTGACAGAATCGGCCGGCTCAGCGGCGAAGCCCGAAGGAATGACTGTGAACAACTACAGCTTTGAGAACTCACATTCCATCAACCTCGCAGTAGGGAGTCCTGGTGCTGTCCAGTCCAACACCCTGACTATGGAGCAGGTTGACGCAGCGCATAAGGTTGCCACGGCTTTCCGTCAGATGTTGCCGATCCTTGGTGTTCCGGATGAGAAGCAAAGTGAAGCACAACAAGTCATCGCCGAGTTGGAGGAAGAAACTTCGTCTCCTGAACCGAAGCAGAGCCGCATCAAGAACCTCCTCTTCAAGTCCTTGGAGCTCATTGCACTTGGCACAGCCGGCGGAGCAGCTGACGCGCTCGGTGCTATGACACAGCAAGCCATCGATGGCTTGGGCTAAGACTCCTCAGCCTGCGGCAACTTATCCAGTGCCTTGCCCGTGACCTCGCCAGCCTTCTTACCTGCTTCCCACCCTCCGCTGAGACCAAGTGCAGCGACAATCTTTTCCAGGTCGGGATACTCGGTGTTGATGTTCAAGATTACGCACGTGACTGCCATCATCACTGCAAAGCGCACGAACCAGACCACAACGGTTCGGTCAGCCTTAGACAGCGCATATAGGGCGGGAAGCTCTTCGATGGATTCCGCGAGGTCGGGGTGATTCTCGAAGAAGTCATCGGTCAGGTCATCTAGATCCTGCTCAGCTACTTCGGCGCGGAACTTGATGGCGTCGGCCAGGACGCCGTTGATGTAGGAGGTGTCGATGGATGCAGCCAGGGATTTGGCGAGTGCTGCAACAGGCAACTGGAACTGCTCTTGCAGGCCCAATCCAGCCATGATGTTGAGCGAAGGGTAGAGCCCGCGCATCATCTGCGTGTGAGAGTCGAGGAACATCTTCGCGACGTTATTCACACCGGAAGCGTCGATGATCATCTTCTGGATGCCGGCAAGCTGGGCCGAGGGGTATGCCATGTCCATAGCCGATGCCACGGTCTTCGAGATGTCTGCAAGCATTGGCGACATCATCTTGTTGTAGTCGGGCATGAGGGAACTCACGTCAAACATGAAGGGCTTCGCCAAGAGAGGCGATGCGTCCATCGTTGCCCATACGCTGGCAAGACCGGCCGACGTGGCCGAGTTGAGGACGGAGTTGGTCTCGCTTAGCGGATTATTTGAAGTCACCCTTCAAGCGTACTGACGGGTACTGACATTTTGGGGGACGACTGCCTCCGCCGACTGAAGCCTTTGGCGAAGTGGAGGCCGCGGCACATAGAGAGAGGCAGCACTTTAGCTGCGACGAACTGACGTTTATATGGCTTATCTAGGAGCTGCCCTTCTATAGCGCTCTTTAGTGTTGCATATTCCACTACACCAAAACTCTTGAACTTTCAACGTATTTTGCTATAGTAAAAACATAACCAAAGCGCAGCGAATAAAGGCTGGACAGCAATAGCGGTTATACGATCAGTTCAATAGTCCCTACCTGGACGACCAGCACAGTCGAGCGTGTAATCCGCTCCAAGACTCGATAACGTGAGAGTCGAAATGTTGCCGAGGTGCTCAGGTAAAGGCTATTGAGCGGCACATTGACAATTAGAGCGTAGTAGTGCTGGTAGTAAGCGGGTATCAAAAGCCCACTGCGGATAGAGTTATTCTCCAAGTAGGCTTTCGGGCAAGAACAGAGATGTTTGATGACTAACGTGTTTTGATTGCTACTAGCACCATACGCTCTAGGCGATAGCCACGCAGGCGTATCAGGAAACTAACTAATCTTTTCGAAAGGTTCTTTTGTTTTCAACTACCTGGTGCGCTGGCGTGGGCGTATAAGAGTCACGACCACAGGAAGGATAGAGGCCCAACGGTTTCCGAAAGGCCAGGCTATCCGGGGCAGGGTGACTATACGAGTTCGACACAAGATTTAGGTCAAGAACCACACTCGTCAAATCCCTGCCTTATACGTTCAACAGTTCGATCATCCACTCCCGTCCAGGTGATGCCCACCCTTACCTGGACGGAAGCGGCTCATCGAGCCAACACAAACAAATAACGCCCATCTTGGGCAAAGGACACTACAACCATGGCAACGAAGCCAACAACAGAACACAACGAACCTAAGACGGTCCAAGCCGGCACCTTCTGGCTGTCGATGGCACTCAACACAGTGCTGACGCTGATCCTAGGAGTCATCATCGGATACTTCCTGCTGATCAACATCCAGAGCCAAGCCCGCCAGTCAGTCCACGCGGATCTCCAGCTCGTGTCAAAAGAGCAAGCGCGACAGCAATAGAAGCCGCCAGTCGCGTTCAAGAATCAAAGACGGCTCATATATCGGTTCAGACGGCTAAAGCGCCACAGAGCGCGCCAGAACAAGCCAAAGCACATATACAAGCTAGGGGCTGCGTACAGTATCGAGACCTGATCGCACAGTACGACTGGGATCTCGATACTGCCTTAGCGGTGTGCCAGGCAGAGAGTGGAGGACGAGCGGACGCTCACAACCCCGCCAATACAAACGGCTCGGACGATAAAGGACTGTTCCAAATCAACAGTGTGCACGTCGGCCGGCTCATCGGGGACCAAGAACGGTTCAGCCCAACGGCGAACGTCGCAGCGGCCTACGCGATCTACCAAGGCAGTGGCTGGCGAGCTTGGTCAGCATTCAATAACGGAAGCTATAAGAAATTTTTGTAAGGAGGTGATCAATGGGAACTAACTACTATGCGAGGATCAACACATGTCCCACATGTCATAGGCCAGAGGAAGAAATTCACCTGGGCAAAAGTAGCTACGGCTGGCAGTTCTTGTTCGCCTACAACGACGGTGACTACTACAAGGACATCACGGAGCTGAAGGGTTGGCTTAACGGCAAGCAGATATTCAACGAGTACGACGAGCCCGTGACTCAGGACGACTTCTGGAAGATGATCGAGAGCAAGCAGGTCGCGGTCGATCCGGAACAAGGTCACTTCATGGTTATTGATGGCTATAAGTTCATGAACGGGCAGTTCTCATGAGCCACACAATCCTGCTTCAGGGCGAGAGCGCAGCCGTGCTGATAAACATCCAGGTTCTTCATCATCGTATAGAGAGCACAATGACCATGTTGGATGTTGACTTTCAAACGGCCCTAGAAATAGTTGTAGCAGCGATGAAGCTACCTATGGACGGTAAGCACGCAAACTGCAGATCAGTTTTGAGATTCAAAGAAGAACCCAAGGGGAGCAACTAAGCTCCCTCTTTTTGTATCCGCTTGATCTCGCTCCCTAAGAACCACTGGAAGCGAGAGCCGGCCTGTTCGGTGATCTCGACCAACCCATAGTGGCGCGTATAAGGAACGGCAGTGCCGCGAAGCTTGCCGACCTGGACTACGGGAGCCCCACCACGGGGGAAGTCGATGATCGCTCCGTCGTCTGGATCGGGACGTGCAAGTTCCGCTTCTAGGCGCGCCATCATCCGGTTCATGTCTTCAGGGGAGCCGTGCTTGTTCACGACATCCATTAGAACATATGTTCGAACACGCGGAGCGCCGATGGCAGCAGCGAAGGAACGGCAAGGCTCGTGAGTCATCCCACTCACGGCCTTGCCGTACCTCACGTATTACTTACCAGATTTGCTGAGCAGCTTCTTCCTCTTCGGCGCTGCGGAGTCGGCTTCTGTCCAGAAGATCGCTGGCCCGCTCGTTGGCCGCTATTGATCCCAAGACTGTCTGCTCGGCCAGGAGGACGTACGCCCAACGTCTGTGTCCCCGCTGGCTTGGTTCAAGCTCATTGATCTGATCGCACCAGGCAATCGCGGCAGCCTGCTTCCGTTGGACGTTGATGTTCGAGAGATCCGAATCGGCCTTGGTCTCGACCACGTAGATCATGCTTTCGGTGCGCACCAAGAAGTCAGGGGAGTACCGGGCAGGCATGCCGTCTGCTTTGAGGTACGGACGCTGAACATAGGTGTGCTTGTACTCGCTGATCTTGCAGATGGCCTCGACGTAGGTGTCCTTCTCGGACCACTCCAGGAACTTCCGCTCCAGACCGCCGCCGTGGGTCGGTACAGGCAGCTTCGGATAGATACACTTTGTCATCGAAACGCAGGATGACGTTCTAATACTGATCGAGCTAACCTCGGAAAGGCTGCGGTGCAGCACTTCCGCAACAGCGACAACCTCTTGGTTTAGGGCCTCGACCAGCGCGGTTGCGACGTTACCGGCCAGATCATTTGTGACGGCATCCCAGAGCAGAATTCGCCAGTTCTCTTCCTCGAGCGGATTGAACTCCATATCGAAGAAGCGATGGCGAATATAGGTATCGATCCACCCGAGCAATTGAGGTCGATACATCTGCAACAACGGGTACTCGGAAAGATCGCTGTACTTCTTGGGGCTGCTGGTCATCGAAGCACGACGGCCACCAAGGGCTTCAGCAATGCGGATAGTCATTCGGCTCAGGAAGTCGTTATATCCAGTGGCCGTCATGACGCCGCCGTTAACACGGTAATCACCGAACTGTGTCTTCGTCTGGGCGTCTTCGGATACGAAACGATCACCCAGGCCCACGATGCGTTTAGCTTCCGCAAATTCAACGCGGGAGCGCGGAAGCTGGTAGGGATCGAGCATTGGCGCCGTGATTTCTTCTTCTCTGTCCCTGACCATCATCGGGATGTGGAAGTCGAACGCTTCATAGCCCTCGCGCAGTCCGATAACCTCAAGGTCGCCCGTGGCGGTCGAACCTCCGTTAGTGTCGTCGCCAACCGTCCCGGCGAGGCCTGCCTCCATCAGTTCGTCATAGAACTGTGTGAAAGCCGGGTGCTCAACGACAAACAGGACATCGAAGTAGTTATCAGGTTCTAGCCGCTGCGCGATCCGCCGGCGGTTCTCCTGTTTCATCTCATCGATCTGTTCGTCACCACGCCACATCAAGCGCAAACCGCGGCCAATCGTCTGCTCCAACAGAATGCCGGAGGTATTAGCGCGAAGTGGCACGATCACCGAGATGTTGTTGACATCAAAGCCCTCACGGAGCATCAGAACGCTGACGATCACCTTTGGGGACTTGTGCCGGTCAACGTCGAAGAGGCGCTCCCTGGCGGCGTCCCATTCAGGTTTTGACAGCTCACCTTTACGGTCAGAGTCGATAACCAGCACGTCTTCCGCAGCAAGCCCTTCAGCTAGTAAGAAGCTTTCCACAAACCGAGTGACGGACGTTTCCTCACAGATAACCATGAGCTTCGGGTGCTTATTTGGGTCGACGCCTTCGAACTTCTCTTCGAGCATCGCAAGCTTGGTTAGGCCTGCTCGGATCATCACTCGCTGGCCAGACGACAGGCCGATGACTCTGTTCTTGCTGTCACGCTCTGCGTTGAAATCGAGCGGCATGGTGGCGATCTCTTTGCGCCTATCCAGTGCCAGGGACTTCACCAATCCCTGCGCCATGGCTTGTTTGAGATCGAAGTCAACAACGATATGCGGGAACCACTTGCGCCCCTTTTTAGCGCCAGTGCCCGTCTCGTTGTAAGGCGTTGCCGAGAAGTCGACCTGGATAAACCTGCGTCCCTTGGTAGAAGCGATCTCAGTGAGACTCTTCTGCCACTCGACTTCGCTGACCTGCTGGCCCTTTTTGATCGAGTGGATATGGTGAGCCTCATCGTTGAACGTCATGAGAGCCGGCAAATCTTTCAGCCACTCCAGCGGGCCGCCACGAGTGAACTTCCGGTCCAGTGAACTCAGAGAGTTACCAGCAGTCGTACCAGGTCGCACAGGGAAGAAACTATCGATAGCCGCTTTGGCATCGATAGCCGCGCCTGGTACGTCGTCGTCATCACCCACGAAGTCAGGGTCTTCGACGCCTGCCAGCAGATGCCAGTTTGCGATGGCGATAACGCCGTTGCCGGTTACCTTGCTGCCAATCTCTTCCTTTGTCGCGACCGATGACTGGACAAAGCCAAAGACGCTCTCGCGGTAGTTGTCCGGGATAAAGATGTCCTGATTGAGGAAGATATCGGACGTTTCAAAATCACGGACGCCGTTCCGTTCTTTACCAAGGAAGGAATCAAGCAGCCGGTCGTAGACTATCAGGCCAGGAGCAACCACTAAGAAGTTGGACGTAAAGCGCTCGTCTTCGGGGTACTCCTTGTGGTTCAAGTACTGCCACACGAGCAGCGCGTTCAGTACCCAGGTCTTGCCCGTACCCGTAGCCATCTTGGCGGCGTACTTCGGATGGTTATTGGAGGGGCGAGTAACGTCGCCCAAGATGTCCCCATCAAGCAGTGCTTCAGTGGCCAGCTCTCTGTACAACGCTGCGAGGTTTGGTGCCTTCAGTACTTCGTGGGCATAGATCACGTGCAGGATGGCTTCACGCTGTCCGTCGTGGAAGTTTACGTTCCTCAGGCGAACGTAGTCATCCTGAAACCAGAACTTCAACAGCTCGGCCGTGACAGGCGTAACCTCGTCCATCAAGGCGGTGGGCTGGCCTTGAGCAATGTCTGCGATCTGACTGCCAACGACATCCCTAAGCGCGACGGCAAGGGGAAAGTTGCCGGGACCAACTACCGTCATGAATCAACCTCTACATTCTCGATGATGACCTCAGATTCATAGCCGAACACATCAACTGCGCGGACACAGACACGCCGCCCCGCAGGTTTGAAGGGCACGCTTACTTCAGCCTTGGTTATGACGCGCAGCTCGTCAGCATCGTTCTCGGTGTTGCCGCGGTAGTCCTGCCAGACCGAGCGGAAGACCTGACCGTCGTAGTCAGGATCGATGGCCCAGTATTCGATCAGCGCCAGCGGTTCGTTGTTCATGACATCAAGCAACTGGGCACGGTTCTTCTCATCGAGGTTGATCGCATCCGGTGACAACAAGACGTAGTTATCCAGGTTCACCGTGATGATTTCGCCAAGGCCAGATTTTTGCCGACCTACGACGCTGGCGTTGAGATACTGCAGAGTAGAGAAGCGCACGTCATCAGCCAACTTATCGACTGAGCTCTTCTTGCTGATCCGGTCAAGGAGATCCGGTGGGATTACCCGCACCTCAAGTCGTTCATCATTGAGGGCGTCAATATCGTGGCCAATAGAGTCCGCGAAGTTCCAACCAAGAACGTAGACCTTATCGAAGCCACCCATGACGGACACCCTGGCTTGCTGGGCGCGACGCAGCACGGCACCTGTGACCTGAGCGTTCGGGCTTGTGGCGATAACCAGCGCCTTCTCATTTGGAATGCGTCCCAGTGAACCATGCTGATTGACTTCAGCTGGGAGCGGTACAGCCCCGAAAAGTCGCAAGACTACCTGAGCGAGCTGCCCAACCCTGAACTTCCTGCCAAGTACCGATTTCGCCTGCTCTACCTGGTAGTCGCCAATGGCTTCGTAGGCGAAGGGGCGAGCATCCTGGTCAATGAGACGCTTCCTCGTGATCATCACGGAGGGCTTACCAAGGTCGCTCACTATCCAACGCCGGCCAAGTCGTTCTGCCACGGAAGCGGTTGTGCCCGAGCCAGAGAAGAAATCAGCGACGATATCGCCTTCATCCGTAGACGCTTGGATAATGCGTTCTAGAAGTCGCCCTGGCTTCTGTGTGCCATACCCGAGTGTCTCGCCCTTTTGAAGGGTCTGGATATCCGTCCAAACGTCACGGGAGCGGACGCCTTCGGGGTTGAGGTAGATCTTCTTCTGGGGAACCCGGCCAGCCTTGACCCAGAGCAGGCCCTCTTCGAGCCACTTCAGAGCTGTCTCCATTGGCATGCGGTAGCCGCCGGCCGGGGTCTTCTCGCCTAGTCCAAGGTCGTAGATGTAGCCGCCACCGCCAGGGTTATCGATCGGACCAAGGCGGTACTGACCGATCTCGTCAGTCTTTAGACGCTTCTCATTCGATTCAGCATGGGATTGGAATACGTCATTCCAAACGATCTTCTTGGGATTCTTACGGTAGAAGAAAATCGTGTCGTGCGACTTGATGAACTTCTTGTTCTTAGCAGAGGAGTCGCCAATCGCACCTGGCCAAACGATCTCGTTTACGAAGGACTCTCGTCCAAAGACCTCATCGAGGATGATCTTCAGGTAGTGAGCTACACGGTAGTCGATGTGAACGTACAAGGAGCCGGTTTCGGCAAGCAGCTCACGCATCAAAACAAGGCGGGGAACGATCATCGCGATGTATGACGCTGTGCCATCTGACCATGTATCCGAGTAAGCGAACTGCTCTAAGACAGTCGGCTTCTGGTCAATAGTCGTCCCAGGCAGAGTGATCTTTGTTCGGTAGTCTGCCTTGGAGTCGAATGGGGGATCGATGTAGATGAGGTCAATCTTGCCGCGAAGAGACGGACGATCGTCATCCCCTGCCAGGAGCGCAGCCATAGCCAGCAGGTTGTCGCCATAGATGAGCTGGTTGGGCTGTTTACCCTCTGATTCATCACGCTCCAGGAGGCGGATGAGGTCGTCGCCAGTCACGTCTTTATTTGGTATCACCAGCTCACGCGTCTGGAGCGTCACGCGGTTACGTCCCTCTAGCTGCTCCAGGTATTGGGATGCCCTACGCTTGCCATCGGCCACGATGCCAGGCAAGTACTCCAGCAGTGTCTTGCTCAACTGTCCTCCATTATGTTTCGGTGCTCGTCAAACTCTACCGGTGGCCTGTATGGGCGGTAGCCCCCGGCCGGTGCTACCAGCTCCACATCCCGAACCTTGACGGGGCGCCGTGCCGGCAGCCTACAGCGGGGTGGTGACAAACTTAGGCTTTGACGTACCGGAGTCGCGAGTACTGAAGCGCGCGTACGTCAAACATCTGAACAGCTGGGAGGCAAAAATTTGTCCTGCGAGTGCGAAGTTGGCATAGCAGTTGAGGCCGCCAAAGACGGGCTCTACTTGTCGCCTGGAATTGCCTTTGACTGGATCGGGACAAAGGGGCCTTACGGCCTCAGCGGTGACACTCATCAGGTCTTCGAACCGATCATGGAGATAGCAGTAGCTCTCGGGGCTGACTTGGACGCAATGCGGCTGGCCAAGCGCATTTCACGGCCTAGGGCAGACCTGATGCACAAGGAGTCTGGGGTCATCATCGAAGTGGATGAGATCCAACACTTCACGTCTCATCGCCTGACGACGTTTGAAAGCTACCCACTTGACTCGCCCTGGGGATTCGACGTGGATGAGTACCGGGACCTATGCCGCAAGCATTCAGTACGTGGTGACACTGCATGGGCGGGAAAATATACCCCGACGTTTGGACCTAGAAGCCGTGGAAGACACCGCGCCTTCTATGACGCACTTAGGGATCTATCCATTCCCGCCGCTGGTCTGCCACCGGTTATCAGGATTCCCGTTCCTGACCGCGACGTGGAGAAGGCTTGGAAAAGCAGCCGAGACAGGGTTCGCTCTGCTATTGAGGCCGCTCAGGCTGGATAGATCACTCTTTTAATTTGAAGCCGTCTGTGCATAAATAGTGGCAAGATATGCCAGACCAAACGACACCAGACACACCAGAAGAAAAGAACAAGGGCGGACGCCCACTCAAGTTCAAGACCGTTGACGAGCTCCAAGTAGCGATCGACTCCTACTTTGATGCGTGCGATCCACACCTGGAGTCTCGTCTGGTGGAGTCAGGCATCAACGAACGTGGCGAAACAATCTTTGCCCAGCGCAAGGTGATGACCGAGCAGAAGCCATACACCGTCTCAGGCCTGGCAAGAGCGCTGGGTATTCATCGTGAAACGCTCGTCAATTACAAGGAAAGCGACCAGTTTTCCGACTCGGTCATGGCCGCTTACGATCGCTGCCACGAGTGGGCTGAGAACGCCCTCTTTACGAAGAGTGCCACTGGTGCTGCCTTCAGCCTCAAGAACAACTGGGGCTGGAAAGAGCGTCAGGAGATAGACCACACGACTGACGGTAAGCCGATGCAGGCACTTGTGGAGATCGTCCGTAGTGGGGACAAACCAAGTACGGATTAAGTTCCTCGAAGAATACGAGGAGCTCTTCAACGAGTTTTGGCGCAACATCGTCTTCTACGGTGGCCGTGGCTCTGGAAAGTCGCAGCACGTCGCCCTGGCATTGATCCTTCGTGGTCGACAGAAGCAGCTGCGCATCCTTTGTACCCGTGAGCTGCAAAACACCATCGCTGACTCCGTACACAAGCTCCTATCCGACATCATTAACAACAACGGGTTCACGGACTACGAGATCACCGACAAGATCATCCGGAATACGATCACGGGAACTGAGTTCTTCTTCAAGGGTCTCCGCCACAACTCGACTGAGATCAAATCCACCGAAGGCATCGACATCGCCTGGGTGGAAGAAGCGCAAAGCATTAGCGAGTCGAGCCTCAAGCTGCTCGTGCCAACCGTCCGTAAGCCTGGCAGCCAGCTGATCTACACCTTCAACCGCATGAACGAGCTGGACCCTGTATATGTCCGCTACTGCAAAACGGAGCGTGCCCGTACTTACGTTCGCAAGGTCAACTACGACGTTCTGGAACGTGCCGGCCTTTTCCCAGTTGAGCTGCGCGAAGAGATGGAAGCAGACAAGTCGGCGTCCCTGGATCTCTACGCTCATGTGTGGCTCGGCGAGCCGGTGGCCCAAGGTGACAATGCCATTCTTAGCCGTCAAGCGATCCTGGGAGCCATGGAGCGCACTGTCAACGATGAGGGGGCTGTGGAAGTCGGCGTGGACGTGGCTCGCATGGGTACTGACCGCACGATCTTCAAGATGCGTAAGGGGCTCAGAGATGTCCGCATGAAGTCCTACACCAAGCTCAGGACGACTGAAGTGTGCGACAAGCTTGAGCTGTTTGTGGACCACGACAAGACGGTGCTCATCAAGGTGGACGACACTGGCGTCGGCGGGGGAGTCACTGACGAAATGATCCGCCGCGGTTACAAGGTCATGCCAATCAACTTTGGAGCCAAAGCATCAGACCCTGACAAGTATCCGAACCTCATCAGTGAAGCTTGGTTCTACTTAGCCAGCATCATCGAGACGATCAGCATCGAGATGGACGACGATCTGCTCATGGAGCTATCCAGCCGCCAGTGGAAGATGGACTCGAAGGGCCGGCGCGCTGTCGAGAGTAAGGACGACTACAAGAAGCGTGGGTTTAGGTCGCCGGATAAGGCCGATGCGCTGATCATGTGTTTCTACAACAACGCTATTGGTCCTTTCGAATACACGCCTGAGGCTACGTCTAATGCCTTTGGCGGTGGCATCACATCAGGATTGTTAAACAGCCGCTTCTAGTTTATATTGCAAGTAGATGGCCAGTAATTCTACAAAGAAAAAGAAACTAATAATCAGCCCAGAAATGGGAGACTCTGGAACTCATATTTTCTCTGGCGTTATTACCGGTGAAGAGTACAACTTTGACCTAACCGGCCGCAAAGCTCTCAAGGTGTGGGAGCAGATGCGCCGTGGTGACGCCAGTGTTGGCACATCGCTCAAGGCGATCAAGTACCCGATCAAGGCAACCAAGTTCTTTGCCGCTCCAGCGTCCGACGACGATGCAGACCTAGACGTCTCTGACTTTGTGCACTGGAACCTATTCAGCCGTCTCAAGTGGAAGAAAATCCTAGGGGAGATCCTCACCTACCTAGAGATGGGTTATGCCATCTTTGAGATGGTCTTTGAGGTTGAAGATGTCGACGGCGTTGAGCGCATCGTTCTCACCAAGCTCAGCTTCCGTAAGCAGACAGGTCTCGAATCCTGGCTGGCAGGCCCGGACACGCCAGGCATCACGTTCCGAAAGTCTGATGGCAAGAGCGTAGCGATCCCACTCGAGAAGCTGATCGTATTCACCAACGAGCAAGAGGGTGACAACTATGAGGGTGTCAGCATCCTGCGTACGGCTTACAAGCACTGGTACTACGTAGATAAGTTCGACCAGATCGACGCGGTGGGTCATGAACGCCACTCTCTCGGCGTACCAAAGATCAAGTATCCGAGAACAGCAACTGACGCTGAACGCGAAGCAGCGCGCAATGTCGTGCGCAACCTCCGTGCCAACGAGGAATCGTATGTTGAGGAGCCAGAGGGCTGGGACATCAACTTCATGGATATGCAGGCACATAGCCTCAAAGACATCGGGCCAAGCCGCGACCATCACGACCGGCAGATCTCCAAGAACGTCTTAGCTCAATTCCTGGAGCTTGGTTCAGGCGGCGCCAGCGGTGGTCGCGCGGTGAGCGAGGACCAGCACATACTGCTCAACCAATCCATTGAGTCTGTACTCGACTATGTAGCTGACACGCTCGGCTACGTCGTGAAGACACTGGTTGATCTCAACTTCACCGTTGACCAATACCCGACTATCAAGCATGGCGACGTCAACCAAAAAGACGTTGTCGCCCTTGCCGGCGCCGTAGAGAAGTTCGTGAAGTCTGGGGTTATCACTCCTACTGAGGCAGATGAAGACCACGTGCGGCAACTGATCGAGTTCCCAAAGCTGAGCGATGAAGAGAAGGCTCTACGCACAAAGAATCAGGCAGCAGCTGCGAAGCTCAAAGTCGCGGCCGACGCCTCTGGTCAGCACCAGGAAATCAACGACGACGATCCTACTGACGTGGCAATCCCAACTGAAGCTGGCAAGCTCAAGACGATGGCCGGCAAAGTCTCATCATCACTAACGAGGCTTCTCTATGGCAACAAGAGCAGAACTTCTTAAGGCACGCGAAGAGCTGCACGTAGCCATCCACGCAGCCGAGGAGTGGCAGGAAAGCTACAAGGCGAACCAGGACACGTTCCGGCAGCTTCTCGTGCTTGAGGCGCGCCTAGAAACAGCCTCAGGCGAATACCTTCATGAGCTGGCTACCCGAGCGCAGGGCTACGTTGATTGGTCCCGCTTGCCTGAGCCGATCAAAGCCGACAGCGGGCCAGTGCTCAATAACGACGATCCAGTCTGGAAAGCTGAAGAAGTCATTCTGACTGCTGCCATCATCGACATCATCACCGAGCTAGTGGCCACCGGAGCTGTAGCCGGTGAAGCCCTCTACGGATATCCAGCAGGCTACGCAGCCATGGAGTACGCCACGCTCGACGTTGCCATTCAGAGTGCCGCCCGTTGGCATACCGCACAGCTGGTCTCCCAAGTTACGAACACGAGCCGCGATCTCATTCGCCAGGCGGTGGCTAAGAGCATTGCTATGAGGGAGGACGTTCACGAAGCCAGGCTTCGAATCTTGGAAGTCATCGACAACCCGATACGAGCTGAACTCATTGCACAGACGGAGCCAGTCAACGCTTACCAGACAGGGCTCAAGCACTATGCAAAGCAGACAGGGGCGGTGACTAAAACCTGGGACGGACTCAGCAGCGCCTGCAAGATCTGCTCGCCGCTCATCGGTAAGACGATACCCATTGACGATCTGTTCCAGCTGCCCAATGGGAAGGAAATTGATAGGCCTGCCGGCCACGTTCGTTGTAGATGCTCTCTGATCTATGACTATTAGGAATTATTACTATTGACTTCTGTTGCCATATTTAAGACATTAAGGACATATGGCAATAAAAGCATTTCACAACCTAGTAAAAATTAGCGCAGATTCTCAAGGCAATGCGCCTAAGACTATCGAGCTACTTCGCACCGGTACATGGAACACACCATGGCACGGCGAGTTTGAGATCACTCCTGATGACATCCAGCAGTTCATCATCAACGCTAACCAGGGTGTTGGTCTTGTAGAGGCAGATCCTAAGATTCCTCTGAACTACGGCCACGACTCTTGGGACAAGGCAGCCGGTTGGATGCCGAAGCTCTACGCCAGCGAAGATGGCTCCGCTCTACTTGCTGATCCTGAATGGACTCCCGCCGCTGAACAAGCGATCAAAGACGGTGAGTGGAAATTCATTTCTCCGGAATTCAACCCTCGCTCTTACCCATGGGAAGACCCCGAGCAAGAGTACAACTTTGTCAGCAACGTGCTCACGGGTGCTGCACTCACCAACATCCCTCTTTTCAAGAAACTGAAGCCAATCACGGCATCGCGTTTGCCCAACAAGAAAGTGAAGGCGAGTGCCGCTGGCAACAGTGATAACAGTAAAGGAGAACACATGAAGCTAGAAGAAATTCTTGCCAAAGAAGTTGCCGACTTGAACGACGAAGAAAAGACGTTCCTGGGCGAGCACAAAGCCGAGCTGACAGCTGAACAGCTGACTACGTTCGGACTGGCAGAGGAAGCCCCTGAAGTACCAGAGACTCCCGAAGAGCCAGAAACTCCAGAGGTTCCAGAAACACCTGAAACCCCTGAAGTACCAACAGAGCCTACAAAGGTTGAAGCTAGTGCCATCACGGGAATCACAGCAGACGAGCTAGCTCAGCTCCGTGCAGACGCAGCTGCTGGCCGTGAGGCACAGCAAAAGCTCGCACAAAGCGAAGCAAGTGATTTTGCATCAGCCCGCATCAAAGCAGGCCAGATTAAAAGCGGACAGAAGGCTGACCTAGTCAAGATCCTTCTCGCCTCACGCGGTGACGATCGCAAGACACTGGAGACGTTCCTCGAATCTCTACCAGAGAACAAGCTCGTCACAGCCGGCGAACTTGGCGACGGTGGCGCAAACGTGGTGGCTGACGCTGCCCAGGTTGTGCATGAGCGAGTCCAGAAAGTTCTGGCGGACGCTCGCGCAGCAGGCGGCAAGTCAAAGACATACGCCGAGGCCCGTAAGGAGGTGCTCGACGCCGACGAAACACTAAAAGATCAGCTCAAGGAGGAGCAATAACATGGCAGCATTCCAACCAGGTGAACGCTACAGCGCTACCGCAGGTGCAGACCTGACCGGCAAGCAGTATCACATCGTCAAACTAGACGCAGACGGCAAAGTCGTTCTTGCGACAGCAGCTACTGACGCCATTCTTGGTGTCTTGGACAACGCTCCAGTAGCAGGCCGCACAGCAGACGTGGTTCTGCTCAACGGTGCAGGCTCATTCAAAGTGAAACTCGCAGCTAACACTGCAAAAGACGCTTACATCACTACCAACGGCAGCGGTGAAGCAGTCGTGACGTCGACCGCGGGTAACCGTGTCATCGGTCGTCTGGTTCGTGCAGGCTCAGCCGGTGCGATCGCCGAATACATCAAACTAAACGAAAAGTTCTAAGGAAGGCATAACTGAATATGGCCAATCAACCTACCTACGTCGATCAACCACTTACAAATGTGGCCAACGCGTGGTTCAACGATCAAGAAGACTTCATCGCTGAGAAGCTATTCCCAGTGGTGCCAGTCACCAAACCAACGTTCCTAATCCCAGAGTTCGGCAAGGAAAACCTCAACCTTCCAGCTAACTCTGTGCGCACAGGTCTCTCGAAGGCTAAGAGCATCTCACAGACTCGTTCATACAAGAACGCTCAGCCACTTGAAGAGCACGCTCTCTCGGGTTACGTCACTAAAGAGGACTACCAACTTACTGACGATCCGTTCAACCCTGAGTCAGATGAAACAGAAAACATCTTGTCTGTCATGGCCCTCATCGACGAGAAGGCGCTTGCTGACAAGCTAACTGATACGGCAGTCGTCACTAACAACCGCACCCTCACAGGTACAAGCCGTTGGTCTGACTACGCTAACTCGAATCCGTTTGAAGACATCAAGACAGCGGTTACTTCTAGCAAGTTCTTGAAGTACAACACAATGGCTTTGAGCCGTGAAGGCTACCTTTCACTGATCAGCCACCCAGACATCTTGGACCGCCTCAAATGGGCACAGGGCGGTGCAGTGAGCCTTGAACAGCTCAAGCAACTGTTTGGTCCGTTCGGTATCAAGAACATCTACATCGGCCAGGCTCGCGCCAACTTCGGTGAAGAAGGTCTCGATGATGACATCCAGAACATCTGGGGCGACGACGTACTCTTTGGCTACGTAACCGACAAGCCAAGCCGCAAGAGCGTCAACGGTGGTTACAAGTTCCAGCTCAAAGACGCTCGTGAAGTCACGAAGGAAGCGAAAAACAACCCATCTCATTCAGAAATCGTGGTCACTGACTACTACAACTACGAGATGATCATGGCCGACGCTTGGTACCTACTAAAGGACGCGTTCGCGACTGGAGCTTAGTCGTATGGCTAGTGGAATCAGCAAGATCAAGTACATGGTGGGAGCAATCGCTCCTACCAACCTCAGGACCGTAGCCGTCACCGTGAATGCAGCCGCAACCAGCGGCTCTGCAACGGTGAAAGCCGGCGCCAAGATCCTCGGCATCCTGCCAGCAGGCAACCAGGATCAGTTCGTTGACAACGTAGCGCTAAGCGACACGACCCTCACCGTTACCCTTAGCGCCGCGGCGACTGCGAACAACACTTTCAACGTAACCGTGCTGGAGGTATAGCCATGGCGGACACAGTAAAAGGTACAGCCAAGAGCGAGATCAAGCTCGACGGTGTTGTCTACAAGGCAGGGGATACCCTCGAAGCCCCGAAAGCGACTATCAAGCGATTGATCCGTATCGGAGTACTCGAAAATCCTGCAGTCAAAGCAGCAGCAGAAAAAGCTGCCAAGGCTGAGACCAAAGCAGCTGAAGCTCAGGCTAAGGCGATCACGGACGAAGCGACCGCTGAAGCAGACAAGATTGTGAAAGCAGCTGAAGCTCAGGCTAAGGAAGTGACTGACACTGCTCTAACTGAAGCAACGGCTAAAGCTGAAAAGCTCATCGCTGCCGCAGAGGCTCAAGCAGACAAGATCGTGAAAGATGCACAGGAGGCCGCTAAGAAGGCTTCTGAGACAAAGACGACCGCTGCTACTAAATAGAAGCCCGAACGTCACACAGCACACGAGAGCGCCCAATACGGGCGCTCTTTCAATTCTCTTAGCGTTTGCGCTTCATGCCTAGTTGCTTCTGACGTGCATCGCGCAGCTGACCGATGTCCTTAATGACTTGCCCGGTCAACTCCATGGAACCTGTACTTCCCGCAACGCCGTGGGCCATTAACACTGTCATGCAGCTCTGATGGAGCCGGTACGCTTTCTCTCCGACGTCATCATTTGCGATGTCACGTAGCTCCTTGAGGGCTTCGCTAATCGCCAAACTGTGTCTGGAGAGTCTCACGGCTTCCGTGTCATTCCCCATGGAGTCCCACTTGTGGTAGAACGTTGGGTCCGTGAAAGGCATGGCCTCATCTTCGATGATCAGGCACTGCTTACGTATCTCTTTATGCCATTGCCGTGCATCCGCCCGTTTCTCAGATTGGAAGATGTTCACGACCTTCATGATGCTCGTGCCCAACTTGCCCAGAAACGTTAATTCAACAGACAACTGTTTCCCCCAAACGTTTTTCTTAAGTGTAGCGAGTTGCGTCACGAGAGAACTCTTCTTACTGTTTATGCCCCGATCCGCCATGCGCGTGCGTTAGTCGTTCACCTATGTCATTCACCAGTGCACCGGAAGCCTCCTTGAGCGCCTTCTCGGTAGCAGGGTCCAGAGTCTTGACCTCGATGATGCCAACACCGCTGGCGGCACGGAGCGTGTTGATGAAGTTCAGCTTCGCACTCTCAAAGTCTCGAATGCTGCCAGCTACTTCTTCTTTTTCAAAGCCTGGAATCATCAAGATTAGGCAGGCGTTGAAGAGGGCTTGCCCGGTTTTCAGCGCATCTTCCTGAGCAAATAACTCGAATTTCCGCCACTTGGCACGGAGGTCGATAAGCGCATCGTGAATGGCGAGCAGGTACTCACTCGAGGGGAGCGCTCGGTGCTCAGACTCCTGCCCTTTTACCACTTCAGCCAAATGAGTAGCTGCTTCGAGATACTCCAGGCCAACTGACCGTGTGTCGATCATGATGCGCTCGGCCTTATCTCGCTTTGCCTTGCGGTTATCGCTTGCTCGCGTCGAGAGAAACGCTATGACGGCACCGATGAGCAGGAAGACGCCTGCCATAAGGGGAACGCCCCACCAGGGCGCACCAGTGTCGGGCATGTTGATGATGACAGGGGGAGGGGTTGCGAGCACGAAGTGATCTTCTCATGCCCGGCGTGGTGGCTCATGTTGTTGGCGTCAGCGCCCCAGCAAGTAACCAGCGAGCAGTAGGCAGATGCCGCCAACAATCAGGAGACCCTTGTCATTGGTGGCATCTTTGAGCCCTTTCCACGACGGCAGGTGAGACTTCATCCAAGGACCAAACCTCTTGTACCAGCGCTTCTTTCCTATCTTGGACGCTGGCAACTTCAACGTCAGGCGTACTTGATCTACAACCTTCTGCCGAGTTGCCCAGTACTCTTTCGAGTGTTCCCCGGGGTCATCGCCTATGCCGGCTTGAAGGATAACTACGTAGTGCTTCCTGGCTGCGCCAATCAAGGGGTCAGGTGCCACAAACGAAAGCGGCTGTAGAGCCTTAGAAGCAGCGTTACGGGCAACACGGTTCGCTTCTCCTGCCTCTGAGAGCCTCTCTACCTTGTCGCGGGAAGTCTTCTGCGCCAAGATCTTGGCGTATTCCTTCTCCGACTCCCAGTAGGCGTCAGCTTTGGTAAGGAAGGCTGCGCCAGCTTCGCGAATCTCGGCGTCAAAGCGACGCGACAGTTCGCGCTTGGACTTCACTGCTTCTACGATCGCGGCCGTGATAAGGCTGATCAAGGCACCGATGATGAGGAAGCCTCCGGCGATGGCTGCTTCGCCCCACCATGGTCCCTCTTTAGCTGTTAGAAACTCCCACATCTTGCGCACACTACCATTCAGCTAGTGCGACTCTTTTAATTGCAGTGCGTTGGTGTTTAAATGGGGATATATGGCAAGTAAGCTCCGCATCGACTCATTCCATGAAATCAACATCGTTGAGCGCGGTGAGCTTAGTTCGGACTACGTTGCTGAAGCGACAGCGATCCTTCTCAGGAGCACACAAGGCTTCGTAGCTGGCCAGACTATCTACGTGGGCGCGTTAGCTCGTGAAGGCGTGGAGAAGGCCGTCGTTGAGTCGGTTGCTGATGAGACGACTATCAACCTGACTGAAGCACTCAAACTGCCACACGCGCGCTACGACGCGGTCACAGCCGTACTTGGCGATCAGATCCATGTCTATCGAGCCGTCAATGTCCAAGACGCTGTGCCTGACGACGGGAGTTTCTCAGTCCTGGCAACACGTGCAATCGATCCCGACCAGCAATCTACTTACTTCGCGGACTCAGCTGGCTCATCAGGGTACTGGTACCGATTCACCTACTTCGACCCGACAACTATGGCGGAAACACCACTGACTGCTCTCGATGCTGTTCGTGGCCAGGACTTCCCTCACTACGCCTCTCTCGGAGACATTCGGCAAGCAGCGGGGCTTCAGAACGCGTTCAACCTAGCAGATCGCACCGTCGAACTGTGGCGCGGTATCGCTGAAACTGAGATCAACAGTGCACTGGCTGGCGCATATACGGTGCCGTTCAACCCAGCGCCGGCCATCGTGAAGAGCCTGACTCTAGAGCTCGCTGCTGCACTTCTTCTGGTGGATGCCTATGGCAACGGCGCTTACGGAGCTCGCCTTAAGGACGCCAGGGCCAAAGTGACTGCATACGGAGACAAAACAGCAGTTGTCACGGACGAAAACGGGCAATCTCTCTCGACATCGAACTCAGTCACCGGCTATCCAGACGCAAACGCACCCCGATCGTTCTACATCGGGCAGAGATTCTAGCGATGAGCACGATCAACGTACGGATTGAGGGCGACAAGGAGCTCGTGCAGAAGTTGCGCGACTTCGCTGGTGGTCAGCTAGACCTAACTCGCTCAATGGGTGCAACCGGCCTCTACCTGACGCGCTTCTTCGCCGGCGAGGTTTTCGCTTCTCGTGGTGGCGTCATCGGTAAGAGATGGCCTCGGTTAAATGAGAACTATGCCGAGTGGAAAGCCCGCCGCTGGCCAGGCCGTCCACCGTTGATCCGCACCGGTCTTATGAACCGCAGCTTCAAACACAAGTCCACACAACTCACGACATCGCTCTGGAACGAAGCCCAATACTTCGACTACCACAACGATGGCCGGGGCGTTCCGCAGCGCGTGATGATGCGTATTGACCAGACCCGTGAAGCCAGGATCGTGAAGTACATCGCCTCTGACCTGACCACGCAAATGGATCAACAGGGGCTGATCTAGTGTTTGCGGAATCGGAAAGCAGCACCAGCCGAATCCTTCAATTGATGAAGGACACTTTTGGCGAACGATTCACGACCTACTACGACGGTGATCCTGAGGCGATCCCTACGTTCAACTTGCCCTGCATCGTCGTCACCCAAACGACTTCGGATATCACGGAGGGTGCCATGAACGAGGACGACGTGACAGATGAGATCACTGTAAAGGTGGTCCTAAACAAGCGTGATGACTTCACTGGCGACAAGGTAGACCCTCTCAATCTCACCGATAAGAAGATCCGTGACCTGGTGATGATGCGGGATCTAGAGACTAGAAAGTACGACACAAAGACCGTTGTCGGTGCTATCCGAAACTATGGGATAGATGGCGCCCGTCAGGACGAGGGCATTGATGCCGTTGCGCCTAGCCTCAAGATTGAATTCGGAATAAATCCTCGCCCCGCTGCTAACGCCGACTACGCGGATTTAACATCAGAAGGACACGTCACGTTCTCTATTCGATACTCGCTCGATACTGATTAGCCTTTAACAAGTAACGTGATTGATATACATTGAAGTCATGGCAAAGCAACCCCAAGATCATAAGTCAAACATTGAAGTAGCTGAAGCCATCGTTGCACCTAAACGAAAATACTTTCTCCCAATAGAAGGCGTAACCGTTGAAGCTGACGATGAGCTAGAGGCTGCCAAAAAAGCAAAGCAGCAGAAAGAAGCAGAGGTAGGTGATGACAGCATTTAATTCATACAAGAAGAGGCGCGAGGCGATCGTTATCGGTCCTGAAAGCGCGCCAGGAACAGTGGCCACCAAGCAGTATTCGTTCCGTTGGCTCGAAAAGGGTCTAAAAGCGATTCCAGGCATCATCGAGAATGAAAGCGCTATGGGCTCAGACGTCAAGATCAACGACAGCGCGATCGACCTCTGGCACTCCGAAGGGCCACTCGGCGGCAAGGTGACTGAGGATGGCATCGGTTGGCTCGCAACCGGCATGTTCAACAAGGTGACAACCACAGGAGCGGGTCCATACGTCCACGTCTTCAGCCGCGACAAGACCGTCGCTCGCCGCACGCTGTCAGTCTGGGACGTTCGACCTGTTAGTACCCGTCTCTACAAGTCCTGCTACATGGACAACCTCTCGGTCAGCCTTGAAGTAGGTGAGCAGGGTGCATGGCTCGAAGCGAGCACAGCGCTAAAGGGCTGGAAGCACGAAGACACTACTGGTGTGACTCCAGCCTTCAAGATCGGCGAGAAAGAGTTCACCAGCCGCCAGGTTGAGGTGTTCCTAGCTGATGACGTTGCCGGCCTAACAGCAGGCAAGATCAAGCCGAAGAGCATCAACATACAGATGGAAGAGGGCGTCACAGTCGACCACTCGCTCGGTGAAGTCGATGACGATCCAGAGTTCGATAGCGCTCCAGCTGAAGCCAAGGGCTCAATGGTGATCAAGTACCGCAAGACTGATTACGAGGATGGTTACTTCACCAACAAGATCCATGCACTCAAGGTTATAGCGACTAACGGCACATCAAAGGTCGAGTGGCTCGGAACTAAGGTGCGCTTCCGCGAGCTGACTGACTCTGACGGCCGCGATGACATTGTGACGCAAGAGATCAGCTTGTACTTTGAAGCAGATGAAAACAACGCTGGTAAAGACATCGAGATGACCGTCACCAACGACGTTGCATCTTACGAAGCCTAATTCCATTGCCCTAATAGACGCCGCATGATTAACTAGTGGCGTCTATTTTTATTAGAAAGGATTATATGGGATTAAACATTGTTGCAACGCGTAAGTACAGCCTAAAGGGATTTGCTCAAGGATGGGACGACTGCTTCGTTATTGTGAAAGCTGCTAATGAGAGCCAGCGCAGGAGCTATGCAGATGGCCTCATGACCAAGCGAGCGGAGATGCAGCAGGCGATCGCTGAGCAGGACAACGCGAAGATCCAAGCACTTGGTTCTGAGTTGGATGCTGCTGCCGAGGAAGCAGTCAAGGAGTTCGCCCTTGAACTCATACAGAGCGGCATGGTGATGAGTACTAACGATGAGGGCGTAGCTGAGCTCGTTGCATTTGAAAAGTCTGATGCTCCCAAAGTTATCGAGGCGCTAGGCTTTGCATGGCTCAACGACATCGTGGGTGTGGCCACCGGTACTGACCGTTTAAAAGCGAAGACGAACTAGCCAGGTACGGCGAAGCGTTCGAGGATTACTTCAAGCATCGCGTCGAACTCCGGACGCTCCCAGAAGACATACAGAAGGACATCCTCGACCTTGAGTACCGGGAGAGGTTCAATCTCAGCGTAGAACAGTTCGATCGCGAGCCGTGGGAAGCCGTTTATCTGGCTCACCTCAAGTGGAGGCTAGTGGCTGAACGACAATCAGCGCAACAAGCTCCGGGTGATAGTAGCGACGATAACTGGGGCTTTGAATAACAATACTCAATAGACGGCTAGCTATAGCAGCTAGTCGTTTTGCATGTTAAATTGAAGATATAGAGACAGATATAAACAACTGTCACTGAGCAATACCACGTGGCTAATAAGATCAATATCGTTATTTCAGCAGAGGACAAGGCTTCAAAGCCTATTCGAGGCGTGGCTGATGAAATGGACGGCGCCAGCGGTAAGTCTGAAAAGTTCAGCCAGGCGTTATCAGGACTCGGCAAGGTCGCGGCCATCGCTTCTGCGGCCGTTGGCACAGCAGGGCTCGCAGGTGCTGTCTTCGGGCTGAAACAGGGTTTTGAGTTCAACAGCCAGGTCGAGCAGGCTCAGACCAAACTTATGGCCTTCATGAAGGACGGCGACAAGGTTGCCAAGACCCTCTCCTGGGTAAAAACAGAAGCTGCTGGTACGCAGTTCAGTTTCACCGACTTGGCTGACGCTGCGGCCAATCTGACTCCAGTCGCTAACTCGTCTGGTCACTCCCTCGAAGACCTGGTTCGTCAAGCCGAAATACTCGCAGCTCTAAATCCAGAGCAAGGCCTGGGTGGTGCGATGTTCTCGCTGCGTGAGGCATTGTCGGGCGACTGGATGTCGATTATGGACCGGTTCAACATCCCGCGTACCAGGATCAACCAGCTAAAGGCTGAGGGCGTTCCGGCCATGGAGATAATCAGCCGCACCCTCCAAGAAATGGGTATCGACTATTCACTGGTAGCCAAGCAGGGCCAGACCGTCTCCGCTCGATGGGAGCAGATAACCGACAAGCTCCGCATGATGGCTGGCCAAGCGACCAAACCAATCTTTGATCGGGTGTCACAAGAACTCGGAATCCTTGGAGGGTTCGACTATACAGGCCTTGGTAATAATCTCGCTGGCATCGTCTCTGGTGCAATCACGGCCTTCGATGAGTTCATACCTAAGGCAGTCGAACTTGGCAGGCAGGTAGGCGACTATCTGGGGCCGAAGATGCAAGGACTCTGGTCTGTCGTTGCTGAGAAGCTCATTCCGGCACTCGGCCGACTGTGGAAGGAAGTCCTTGAGCCACTCATGCCGGTCATCGGCACAACCCTCGTAGTAGCGCTGGGCGCAGCGGCTGATCTTTCTGGAATATTCCTAGGCGCGATAAGCGGGCTGTTGGACTTCCTGTCAGCTAATCAGTGGATCATATGGGGCGCTGTGGGAGCGTTCGCTGCATTCAAGGGCGCGCTTGCCATCGAAGAAGGCAAGAAGGTTTTCAGCGAAGCAATGGACATCATCCACGGCAAGATTGACGGGGCATCAGGGAAGCTAAACGGCCTAAACACTAACCTCGGAAGCATCGGGTGGGCGGCTGCTGGAACAGCGGCAAGTATCGCTCTTCAGATCATCATCGATAAGACCCTCGAGACCTTAGGTGTGATCTCTGATCTTGCTGATCAGCTCGACCGCACTAAAACGCAGGGCAGTGAAACAGACGCAATGATGAAGAAGCGTTTTGAGAACGGTGAGATCAGCGAGAAGACCTACCAAGGCTACATAGAGAAGACGACTCAGACCGCAAGGAACTCGGTTCAAGATATGAACCACATGTACGACGGGTTCTTTGGTCCTATGAATCGCTCCTTGGACAACCTATTCGGGCGCATCACAGGTAGAGAGGAATCCCTCAAGGGCAGTGGGTTTGGTGGATTCGCTACTGGAACAAGCTACGCACCTGGCGGCATGGCCCGAGTAGGTGAGCATGGTCCTGAGAACGTCTATCTGCCACGAGGTGCTCAGGTGACTCCCGCTTATAGGAGCGGCAACCAAGGATCTAGCGGCGCGGGCGGCCACACAGTGATCATCCAAAACATGAACGTCAACAACGGAGAAAATCCACGAAGAATATTTGAAGAAATCGGGTTCGCCCTGGAGCTCGCATCATGAAGATTTGGCTAAACGACTACCTACTGAACGACCAGAGCAATCGCACTTACTTGAAGGAACCAATAGAGGGTCTAGAGCTCCCTGGCATCCGTACGAGTGATGGCCAACGATCAGGTCAGCATGGCAGCTACACAGGCGCACAATTCTACGACGCCAGGTTCTTGACGCTGAACGGCCATATCTTCGCCGCAACCATAGCTGAAGCCAAGCAGAAGCGACGCGAGATCCAGAACGCTCTTCCGCTCTACCCGACTCCGATAGTCGTGCGAATCGAAGACGACGACGGCTATGTTTACGTGTTCAACGCCCAGGTGCGGGACTTCAAGATGCCGCTGACACAGTCGAACTTCAAGCACATCTTCAAGCTGGAGCTGAAGGCTGACGATCCAACCATCTATGACGACACAGCCGGCGAAGCTCTGAGTGCCACGGTTTACAAGGCCATCTCTGGCGGTATGCAGTTTACGACTACGAGCCCTCAGTTTGGTTCGAGCTTCTACTTCACTTCAGGTCAGACCAGTGCATCTATCGTGAACGACAGCGCGATTACTGTGTACCCGGTCATCAAGATCACGGGCAAGACGACTAATCCAACGCTGACCAACCTCGCTACGGGGCAGGTCTGGAGTTTGGCTGGCTACTCGGTGGCCGCGGACTCAGTAACCAAAATCGACATGAGCCCTCAGGGCCACGCAGTGACGCTCAACGACGGCAGCGTCTTCTCATACGTACCGCTAGATGCTGAATGGTGGGGCCTCATTCCTGGTCCAAACGTCATCGTCTTCGACAGTGGCTCCGGATCAGACGTATCAACGGCAGAGATATTCTGGCGGCCAGGAATCATGGGTATCTAGTCATGACGCCCGAGCAACTAGCAGCATTCACGGCTTCGAACTCCACTCGGTACGACGTGGAGCTTTGGACGAAGAGCGGACTCCGTATCTGCGAGATCACGCATCTGGTTAGGAACCTCTACTGGACGGAAGAGCGCAACGAAGCGGAGTCGCTTCAGTTCAGCATGGATCTAGACGCCTTCGAGACCTACATGATCGACAAGGTTGGCGCCGATCCGGTCAGCAATTTCCGCGAGGGCCAGACAGAGATCAAGATCAAGGAGAACGGCGAGTATCTGTTTGGCACACAGCTCTACTACGCGCCGTTCAACATCACGACAGACGCCATTACTATCAGTGTCCAAGCGACCGGCTACCTCAACTTCTTCAAGGATCGCTATCCGAGCCCAACACAGGTCTACACGGGCATGGAGAGCGTGGAGATCTTCTACGACTTGATCCGCAAAGCTCAGCTCGCCACCTATGGGGACTATGGCATCATCATTCCGGCGAGTGGCTACTACGTCACTGGAAAAGTGCGAGACAAGTCATTCGAGACCTATACCTCTAGTACCAAGCTCAACATGCAGCGCCTCACCAACTTGGTCGATGGCAAGTTCGACTTCAAGATCCTTCACGACAAAACGGCAATGACCTATGCCCAGATCGGTTCACCGCGCACTGACTTCCGACTCGAGTTCGATCGCACCAACGGCCGCTCTACATTCGACAGCGCAACGCTCAATAGGGGAGCGAACAACCTCTACAACCAAATCCACGGCCTTGGTTCTGGTTTCGGCAAGGATCAGCTGACCACTACCAAGTCAGACATACCCTCTCAGAACGAGTTCGGGCTGCGTGAGCTGCCTGTGCAGTTCAATGAGGTGTCTGATGAAGACACGCTCGATGAAAACGCTCAGGCGCGCTTAGATCGCGTCAAACAGCTACTTCGGATGCCGCAGATAACGCTATCGGGTGCGGACATGCCGACTGTTCGTCTTGAAATAGGCGACATCATTCCTGTGAAGCTGACCGGCCGGAAGCTCCTAGAAGACATGACCGGCTACTACCGCATCGAGCGCAAAGAGACTCACGTGGATGAGAACCACTTCCAGAAGGCGGTGACGCTCTACTTCGAGAAAACGGGGGAGTACTTTGGATAGCGCTTCGGGCCAACTCATCAGCGGCGTCCTTCAAGAGCGCATTCGAACGGCTGGCCGTGTGGGTCAAGAGTTCAAGGCACCTCAAGTAGCCAGTGGAGCGAGTGGAGTCCTTGCCTATGCGTCCGAGAACGAGGGTGTTACTTGGGATAGAACTGAGACGCTGCCCTACGTCGACCCTATGGGCGGGGGATCTGGCATCGTTGAACTGACCCTCACCTTTACTGGTGACGGATCTCAGAAGCTTCCGTTCGCTTTCCCTGCTAGCGATCTCAGAATCAATGGAACGGCTGACGCGAACATGGTCCAGTACGACGGCTTCTACAACGCCTGGACGTACGGTGCCTGGCCGGGCGATAACGTCAGTGCAGTTGCCTATGACGAGCCTGTTGCTTCCTCTTTCGGGAGCACGTACCAGCTGAAATGGAAGATCTATTTCCAGTACGTCGGCAACGTAACCTACCGTCTCAAGCTTCGAGCCAGGGGCACTTGTCCTGGCGTCTTGACCGTGGCGAGGACGATCTGATGGGCGTCACTAACTTCGACAACCTGCCGCAGAACATCGTGGCTTCAAGATTGAACGACGCGCGGCAGCTGCTCGCCGAGCAAAAGGGCTCGTTTCAGCCAGTGTCGGGCAACAACATTCGCTACTACCGGGTGACTACGTCGTGGTCGGCCTTCAAGGTAACCGCCGATCCGATCATTGTCGATGCCGTGCTTACCTCTGACTTCGTCACCACACCGCTTGCTGACTTAGTCGCTGAGCTAGAGACATCGTCAGACGGAGTCAACTGGGTTGGGCAACCGAACTACGTGGAGCCTGGAACGCCGTCCTACTACGTGTTCGATGCGCGCGGCGCAGTCTTCACGCCGAAGATATCCAAGTGGGGAATCAGGATCATGGACGTGCCGGCCAATACATGGGTTCGACTGAAGATTCAGATCTTGGCTGACGGGGCGGGTACCGCTTGATGTCCGTGCTTGACCAACTGCCAGAGCACAAGCCGATCGCACTTCTACGGGAAGTCGACCAGGTCTCACGAGAGATCAAATCGGCTCAGACTCGTACTAGCGCCAGCGTGATCAACCACCGACTGTCCTCTGAGGATGCCTATGACCTGACTGTCCCGGGCGGCTACGCAAAGAACGTCGTAATGGTTGAGTTCCTGCCAGACAACATGCAGTTCGGTGGATCACTCTGCTACCGCGCCTACGTTGTAGTGAATCCAGGAACAGCTGGTGAGTACATCGACATATTCAAGTTTCAGCGACTAACGGTAGTCGATGGCCGTCAGCGATGGATCTACAACATCTCGAATTTCTCTTCGACTAACCTAAAGTTCTATTTCTTTGCACAAGCCTCTGGCACATTTACGGCTAATTTAATATCATAAGGTTATAGGGGAACAATAAACTTAGATGTACGACAACTTCAAACTACTCAACTACAGCAATTCACTCGTATCACCTGAGTTGTACGCTCGGCATCTATCCCGCCTCTTTACTGGCAACGTCGTAGACGGCCTTCTCGTAGTCCCAAAGACTGGCCTCACCGTCACCTTACAATCAGGTAATGGCTTCATCCCATACGGCTCCGGAGCTACAGCTTCAGCTCGCGAGTTCAGCCTGGTCGCAGACTTCGACATCACGCTCGATACGGCAGACGCCAGCAACCCTCGCATTGACCTCATTGTCATCTATGTAGATATGGCCGTTAGCCTTCCTGGTGGAGCGCCTACAATCGCGAACTTAGATGGGCCTGGAGTTGTGAAAGCGACCTTTGTGAAGGGCACGCCCAACGCTAGCCCTATAGATCCAACCGTGGGCGCGATTCAGACAACGATCGGAGCGTCCAACCCGTACATCATCGTGGACTCAGTCCGAGTCGACGCTACAGTGACGACCATCGCTGCCAACAAGATCTCTGATAGGCGAGTTATGGCCAAGTTGCCGGCCGCGAACATCGCCCCAACCGATAACTACACTACGAGCGAAGTAAATACGGGCTTCACTTGGATTGATGGCAAACCGATCTACAAGAAGACGATCAACTTTGGCGCGCTGCCGAACAATACAACAAAACCTGTAGCGCACGGTGTCAGTGGCATGGAGACTCTGGTCAGTCTGGAAGGTTTTTCTATGAACTCCTCTGGTATAAGGCTTCCAATGCCATTCGCCGCTACCACACTCGCCCAAGCTCACCAGGCATGGGCGGATTCGACGAACATCAATGTACTGACAGCCTCTGACCGAACGGCGTACGCAACCTGCTATATAACCATTTATTATACGAAAGTTTAGCCGCGGTAATGAGCCAAAAAACTAAAACCATTATCAAGGAGACGGAAGAGGTGAGCGATCGCGACAACCAACCAGTCCTCGCCTATCGTGTAGGTCAACTAGAAATAGCACTAAAAGATGCAGCCCTGGCTCAGCGTGAAAGTACTGAATCCCATAAAGAGGGCGTCAAGGAACTCAAAGACAAGATGGACACCTTCGGTTCAAACTTTGCAACCAAGTTGGAACTTGAGAAGGAGATTGCGGAGGTCGAGGAACGACTGGCAACTCGTGTCAGCAAAGTTGAGTCATGGCTCACCTGGGCAGGACGCATCATCATTGGCGCTGTCATTGCCGCTGTACTCGGGTTGGTGATTGTAAACAGGAACAGTCTGTAGTGGCTACGCGAGACGAAGTAAGAAGATGGCTCGTAGCCAATGTAGGTGCTCGACACGTCACCTACGACAGTAACGGAAACTCAATCGGAGCTCAGTGTGTAGGCCTGATAAACGCATACACCGCCTGGCTCGGCTATCCCCGTATTGGTGGACTCTACGCGTACCAGCTGTTCGATAACGCGAAGCAGTTTTCACAGTACGAGGTCATCCCTAACTCGGCGACGTTCGTCCCGCAGCTTGGCGACATTCTGGTCTATGGAGCTGGTTCATTCGGCTCAAGCGTTGGCCACATCGAGATTGCAGGGGACAACTGCACTTTGAACGTTGTAGATGCCCTGGCTCAGAACTACATCAATGCTTCGGCAACCAAAGGATCGCCGGCTGCCTGGGTGAAACACGGCTACGGAATATTCAGAGGCGTCATTCGCCCACGCCTAACGCAACCGATTCAACAACCACCAGCTAACCCACCAAAAGGAGGTGACATGCCCGTAAGAATCAACCTAGATACAGCCCGGATCTTGACTCACGGAGTCTTGGCTCGAAATGGCCTTTCGGGCCGTGGCAATTCTCTTGATGGCGGATACGATCCGGATCTCAAGTCACACCATGTTGGTCAAGAGCTGACCAACGAGTACTTGCAAGGGCTCTTCCTCTCAGGCGAAGGTCGTCAATGGCGAGACAGCCAAGATCCGAACAGCATTCAAGGGATCAACGCACGTTTGGCTTCGGCCGCAAAGGACGCTGCTGCGAAGATCAGCCAGATCAATGCCTTGAACAATCAGGTAAGCCAGCTCACCACCGATAAGAAGAACCTGAACGCCATTGCTGACTCAACGGCGCATGAGCGAGACGAACTGCGCACGCAACTTGCCAAGGCTCAGACCGAACTCAATGCTGCGAACGAGAAGCTGAAGGCTGTGCCCATAGGCGGCGAGCTCGATCAAGCCACGAAAGACACCATCAACCAGACCGGCCAAGACGTGAGCTGGATCAAGAGTTTCTTCACCGCAGTCATCGAAGCAGTCAGCAAGTGGAGGGCAAAGTAATGCAAGGACTACTTCATGCTTTCGGCCTATGCAAGAAGAACCGTGCCGGCTACCGGTGCGGCGGCAAACCTAACGAACACCTTTAAGGAGGCATATGACCACAACCAAAACATCATTCTGGGAAACCAACGTAGGCAAGACAGCGAAGGCGGCACTCTATCTCGGAGCTTCAGCAGTAGTAGGCGGGTTCATCTCAGCTATGGCGAGTGATCCGCAGCTCTTCGGAATCGTTACGCCGATCGTGAACATTGTCTTAGTGCTCATCAAGCAGACATTCTTAACGCCGAGCACACCGAATATAGGCTCTAATTAGTGCCTGACGTCGTTTCTAAGCGCTCCTGCCCTGAAAGACGATAACTTACCCACTCAAAGCTCTCCACGCTGCTGGAGAGCTTTTTACGTGTAGTCTTGAAAGATGGCTAAAGAGACGAAAATAATCATCCGGGATGACCTAGATGGTACGGAAAACGCAAAGTCGTACAAGTTTGGCTGGGGAGACAACCAGTACGAGATCGATTTGAGCGATGAGAACGCTAAGGAGCTGGAAGGCTTCCTTGGTAAGTACATCGACGCTGCTGCCAAGGTGACAGCTCGCCTTCCGCGCTCAAGTGGATCATCTGCTCCTAAGAGCAACAAAGAAGAACTGGCACGTGTCCGTGAATGGGCCGCAAAGGAGGGTCTCAAAGTGAACCCTCGTGGTCGTATCAGTGGTGAGGTCTTGAGGGCATACGAAGACGCTCACTAATTTTCACCACTAAGAAGCCCCATCTCGAGTCTGAGATGGGGCTTCTTAGCATCTGACAGTAGCTACGTAGAGACCTTCGCGTCTTGCTGGTCATCATTCAGCTTCCTTCGGCCCATAGCTGGGTGCTTTTGGGTGTCGTCAACTCTGGCAGTTCGCCGTTGATCGATGTCGCGATGAACAGCGTCTAACGGCGTGCCATGTTTGGTAGCGGAGAGCTTGACCGCAAGCTCGGCGGTTCCAAGCGACTTGAATGGTTCAAGTGCGGTGAACGTAACCGGAGCGCCGGTTCCTTTTTCATTGGCGATCCAGGCAATGGCATCGTACTTCTGTAGCCCGGTGATATCTGTTTCGGTCACATGAGTGGTTCCTACTGCCTTGAGCCACATCTTGGCTTCAGAGCCACTGCTTTCGAACAAGACCTTTGTGCCCGTGTTGTTCAGGATGGCTGAGCGCGTTGCGTCGTCCACCTGCTTCGAATCGGCCAGGAATTGCGTCGACGTCGTCAGGGTGAACTTGTGCTTGCGGCCGCGGGCCAAGATGTCATGAAGCCCCACATCGATCTTGGTCATCTGCTGCAGCTCATCGAGATAAACAAAGTTGGCCTTATCCGGGGTGAGGTTCTGGGCCTCAGTCCAGAGCGCCTGAAAGATCAGAGTTCCGAGCAGACCGGCAGTGTCTTCCGGTAGTCCAGCCAAGTTGATGAACAGGATCTGATTACCGAGAAGCACGTCCCTGATGTTGAACCCGGACTTTGACTGCCCCAGGATGTTGTAGATCTCGGGCCGGCTACTGAGCTGCCAGAGCCTGTCGTAGAGCGGCTGAGACCTCACCCGTCGCTCTTCATCCTTGAGTTCAAACCAGTCATCCATGAAGAACTTGATCTGGCGGTCCTTGATCGACCTCACAACTGATCTTGCCCAGACTGTCTCTTCAGGGGTGCGAGGGCGGATAAGTGGGAGTAGATCAATCAACGTGGCGTTGCCGTATTCGATAAGTGCGTAGAGGCCATGGTGGATGAGCTCTCGAGTCCAAACGCCCTTACTGTCGGGATACAGCTGTTGTATTAGGGCGGAGAACTGATCTACCACCATGTGTGGGTTGCCTTGATCGAGGATGTTGAAGCCCACAGGACGTTCACGTGTGTTGCTGACATCCATCACGACGACGTCGCTCAGTCGTTCGCGAGGTACGTAGTTCAATGCGCGGTTGAAGAGAGTCTCTGGCGAGTTGCTGTTGCTTGCATCGATGACCACCACGCCGAAGCCCTTGGCCATGTCTTGAGCCGTCGAGTTAGCCAGCAAGACGCTTTTACCGGTGCCGCTCTTCCCTGCAATGTGGGAATGGAGGATTGCCTGGTCGTATCCCTGTGCAATTGGGCGCCCAGAGTTGGCGTAGTTGCTCTTGCCCAGGACTCGCCCAATACGCGCCACTTCCTCCGTGGCGTAGAACTGCCGACCCTGCATCTTGGGTAGACCTGGCACGGATTGTGAGCCTAGGGGAAAGCCGGCGACTGCAGCCAGCTCCATGACGTTCAAGACAGCTGGGAAGCGCCAGGGCGTCTTTGCGTTGTTGACGGCATCGCAGTGGTCATCGATATCGCCGGTTGGAACTCTCGCAACGAAGCTCGTTGCCAGGCTATTGGCGGACTTGAGGCTCTTGAACAGCCCGTCTACCAAGTACTTTGCTCTGGCTGGCGTGCTCGCTTTAGCAGCGATGCGACCAACTACGAGGTAGCGCTCATGATCTAGCTTGCGACGACGATCTTCTATTTCTTCGCGGCTTGCCTGCTGGCCTATGAGACCTGACAGCACTCCGTGCCGCGTCGACAAAACAGGAGCCTCAGTGGACGGCTTGTTCTCGTAACCAGCTGGTGCGAAGACCCACTGGAGCACCGCCGTCTCTTCGCCAGTAAGCGCTTGAGCTAGAGCCGACAAGATATCTGTAGCTATGACGGAAGGGTTTGAGACGTTGAGCGTCCGGCTCTTGTTGGAGATGCCGATCTCATCGACGTAGCTCCATGCCTTGCGAGGGCGAGTGGTGTCATCCTCTATAACCGTGCCGGGTATCTGATGCCTGATCTGGCTCGTGACTTGTACTGCGTATGGCCAGGGAACCTGTAAACGGAAGGTGATTCCTTGACCTGATGCCCAGGCTTCGAATACCAAGCTTGGCCGGCTGACGAGGGTATCCATAACCTGGCACGGCAACGTCGTATTCAGCACTCGGAGAAGCGCGTACACATTCTCGACTGGCAGGTCTGTCGGAAAGCGGACTATATAAGCCTTGCGCTCGTGGTCGTACTCTGATTGCGACTTAATCAGTCCCACAAAACCCTCCCGTTTGGTGGATTGAATTTGGGTAAAGAGAAGGTCGCGTCATGCCACTTTTACTTTGACACAACGCGACCAACTCGACTAGCGCCTACCTCGTAGCGATCCGTTGATCATTCGCTTTACCAGAACGTAGATCACCAGGAAGAATCCAATTACCGCGAAGAATGGCGAAGTGGCGGTGTAAAGCCAGCCAAAAAGAGCGGTGATGAGTTGCATGACGCTGTTGTTGAAGTCTTCGGCGTTCGTAGTAGTTGTCGTGTAGACCATCAATGCGTTCATCGCTTCACTTCCTTCCTATAGGCCGTGACTGTCTGATACATGCGAGCCTTGGTTTGATTGGCATCTATGGCCAAGGTCGTGCACGGGTGAGGAGCCCCGGCCGCAGTTCTATTGGGCTCAACTCGCATGGACGCTCTCTCAATGGCGGCGACCACGTGATAGCCAACGAAGCCACCCATGATGCTGATCAGCAATAGAGTCACGTCCATTTAGAAGCCCCACTTGGATTCGTTAGGTGACTTTCCACCATTAGCGCGTGCGGCGGCTCGCTCAATAAACGCCAGCTCAAGCGGAGCCAGGAGACGGTTGAGGGTCTCGTCGTCACCGGCTAGCTGCCGGCGGTAGGAGTCAACCTCTACCGCCTTCTCCATCGCGTACTTGGTGAAATGCGCATCGCCTTCAGTGGCGTAGGCACGGAACTGAAGAACGTCCCGGTACTCGGCCGTGGCCAGCTCAAGCTCGGTGGGCATCTTCCTGCTGTTGTCTTCTTCGCCGGTCAAAAGACGAACCAGGGCGTTGGTCATTACGACTCCTTCAGTGGGGGTGATGCCCGGTTGGGCTACTTCCACACTGGGACACAGCAAGCAGGAAATCAGCAGATGTAGCTAGGCCGTCAGGCGACACTTTAGAGTTAGCCCCGAAGATGGACACGACAACTTAGCGACATGGGGACTTCCAGATGATGACCGTCGAGCAGCTAGTGAAGGCGTTTCAAGAGCTCCGTCGTGATCGCGGCATTACCGTGGATAAGTTGCAGAATCGCCCAGATCTGTTGGCCGAGTTCAACATCGAGACGGGTGCTGAGTTCATCAGCTTCTTGGAAGAGACGACGATCCCTGTGATGAACAAACCCAAATGCAAGGCCGCACTTGTTGCACTGGCTGTCGGATATGAGCCGATGAAGGACTTGAAGACCAGAAGGCTGCACAATGCTGGCGTTCAGTCTGAAGAGTTCGGAGATGTCCAGCAGAACATACGCCGTCATGAAGATGATGGGTTCAAGGAGATAGCCACGCTCTTACTAGACACTGGCCGTAAGCGCATAGACAGCCGCAACCTCTATGAGCGGATTGATGCGCTGGAAATGGCCGTGCGTCATTTATCCGCGATCACTAAGAACTTGATACAGTTTGCCCCGCTCTCCGGCGAGGATAAGGTGATGCTGACGGCGAGGATTGAGAAGTATCCGGGAGCATTGAAGCGACCACTTCGGCCAGGAGAAGTGCCCTTGCTCGGAGAGGAACTTATTATCTTGACGCCTACGCTTTCCAACGAATCTCGACCCGATCAGGATTAAATATCCACTGCTTGTATCGGGCCTTCCCGTCCCCGGGCTGCTTTGGATAAATGAGTACCTTCTCAATGAGCGCGTCAACAAGCTGACGCTTCCACATAAGGTCTGACTTCTCCCATGCTTCTCGCACTGTCTGACCCGCTGGAATGTTTGCAACTGTACGCTTACTCGTTTTTCGTTCTAACTCGCGCCCTAGAGCTTCTAAACGGTCTTGTGCAGTGGTCTTGGCGACCTTGTACTCGTTGAAATCCATTTCACCTGTTGAATACAGCGACAAGATCTCTTGGAGCCGCTGAGACTGAGACTCGTGATCGCGCATGAGCTGCTTCAGCTCTGGGGTCTCAGCTTCACCGCCGGCCAGCAACTCGCCCAGCTCAGGCGTATCAAGTCGGTACATGATGCAGTCGATGACGAGATCCTCTACTGGGTCCTTCTTTCGCTTCACCTTGCCGCAGCCGACTTCCTGGCCGCGGTGATCCTTCTTACGACAGTTGAAAGCAGGGGAGTAGCTACCATCGCGCTGCTGCGCATTGATGATGCTCATCTTGTTTCCACAGACGCCGCAGAAGATGAAGCCTGTGAGCAAGTGCTTTCGTGCGTACGTGCGCTTTCCATGTATCGCCTGACCCCGTTTGATGGCGAGTAACAAGTCTTCTCGGGTGTCTTGGCTCAGCAGTGGTTCCCATGCGGCCTTGTACTCCTGGCCGTTGTGGGAGCGGAAGCCGTAGTGACGCGGAAGCTGGGCCACGTTGCTGACGTTGATAGCCGTCCACATCTTGCCCTTGGCGGTGGGGATGTTGCGCTCGTTCAGGTCTAAGGCGATGCTGTTCCAGGAGTCACCCGAGATGAATCGCTTGATGATCTCACGGACAACTGGAGCTTCATCCGGGTGCTGTTCCATACCGTTCTGGAGCCAACCGTAGGCGCGATTGCCTCCAGAAGATTTTCCGGCCTTGGCAGCTTGGAGTTTGGCGGCCTTAACGCGGTCTGTTGATGTCTCGACTTCGTACGATGCCCAGGCGGCGAGCGTCTTGGCTACCGCACGCCCTGCTGGTGTCGTCAGATCCAGCTGACCTGCTTTGACTGTGTGAGTGGCGACGTTAAGGGGCTGGCAGACTTCGATGTAGTTCTCGAGATCTATCGTGCGACGGAGGAGTCGATCTTGATGCCAGACAGCAACAGCATCCACTTCGCGGTTCTTGATTGCCTCTAGAAGAGCTTCATAGCCAGGGCGATGCTTTCCCGAGTATGCGGAAATGTCGTCGTCGCGGAAGACGGCAGCCACTTCTCCGCTTAGAGCTCGTACTAGTTCTCTACAGTCAGCAATCTGACGCTCGACGCCAAGGCCCGCCCCTACTCGATCTCTAGAAATACGACCGTAGACGGCAAATTTCATGATTTGCCTACCAGATTCAAGTTCGCAAATTCGCCGAAAATCTGGAGCGCGGCGACGTCGTACAGGATTGCTGCGAGCTCTGGGTCGCGGCTCATTCCCGCATGGATTGATCGGCCATCTACGGTTAGTCGAGCCACATAGGCCTGGCTCTGCTTTCTCCAGTAGATTCCCTTGTATCCGGTCTGGTTGGACACGGTCCGGTTCCGCATATTCTGTTGCCGAGTGCAAAACCGGAGGTTCGACCGCCGATTGTCGAGTCGATCGCCGTTTGCATGATCAATCTCGGTGCCTTTCGGGGCGTCCATGACCTGTCGGTGCAGAAGAAGCGGAGTGTAGTTGCTCCGACCGTTCTTTTGTCCGATGTACTTGTACCTTAGGACGTAGCCTTTCGGGTCTAAGTTCCACTTATATCTGGCAATGTCCTGCCGTTGAGCAACATCGTCATCGACGACGGCAAACTTGCCCTCGCCGTGCTTACCGCTGAGTTTCACCTTCTTCAT